ATACTTGATTTAATACTACAACAATCTTTTCCATCTCAATATCTGTGCTTGTTGCTTCACCTAAACGAACCGTTAAATTATCAGAGGACTTTGGACGGAACCCCAGTGCGGTCACCGATACGGTATATGGACCACCTGGTTTTAAGTTGGATAATGTAAACCGACCTTCTGTTGTCGTTTTCGTAACAATTCGTTGATTGGTTGGAACAAAGACCACAGCAACATTTGCATTTTCAATTGTACTACCTGTAACATCTTTAACAGTACCACGAAGGATTCCGCTGGTGATTTGCGCATAAGCGGAGGTAGACAACATCGCAGTTGCTAAAAGAATTTCCAACAATTTTCTCATAGGAGAGTCTCTATAACCGAGCCCCGTCTGTGGGTGGCTCGACGCTAGGGGTGAATAAATAAATATCAAAAACTAAACCATTCCTGAGCATTCTGATTAACTTCGGTAGGTATATTACCCCATTTTAGTGCCGAATAAAAATCTTCCAGTTTCTTCTGCAGTTCGTTCTCAAATAATGCATTATAGTCAATATAAGTATTTACTAGTTCAACGATTTCTTGGGGGTCATTGTATCCCTTGACAGCCACAGTTTCTAGATTCCACGGATTCTGCTTTAGATACAACCATTTGACCTTTTCCCCATCAGAAATCCGTTCATACTTATTCTCAATCTTGAAATGTTTCAACAACGAATTATAGGTGATTGCCGCCTTTACGTGGGCTGGAGTTCCTTTACGGAAGTCGTTGAGCTTACCAGTTCTCAAATCATATTCAGAGATATTCTTGACCGCCGTGTTTCGGGCGACTTCCAGATACGACATACTATTCATCGAATCACGGAACCCTAATACCTTCTGGTCAATATCTTCCTTTGTTGCCTTATTCAAGATATCCTTCATCATCTTATTCATAAAGTCACGGAAGGCTGGTGGGAATGATGAACGAACAACATCCAATCCTTTGACCTTCATCTTGTTTGCGACATCAAGGTTCGATTCCAAATCGTATACCACATTCATCGTGTATCGCTTCTTGGCAATCCACACCGCAGTCTCTGCCACCGATTCACCCTTGATATATAACCGATGCTTGTCACAGAAGAACAAATCCTTTGCCATCAAATCATAATATTCGTTCAACTTCTTTTCCATCGCACGAGCCAACTTGATAGTGAATTCTTTTCCATTCCCCAGCGGAGTCGCAGAGAAGTACAAAGAGTCTGTGTCAATATAGGTACAGTAGTCTTCTTGGGTTTGTAGCTTGTGTTGATAGAGATTGTTTGCAAATGCCGCAGACTTCTTAATCACATCTTGACCAGATGCGGTTACGGCAAGAGCATTATCCAAATCAAAGAAACGGAAGATGGGAAGACCAAGCACACCATACAGAGAATTCAAGAAGATTTTCTGAATGTGTTGGCGTCTGTCATAGTATTCGGCCTGCTCTACGTTCCCTTCATTCTTATACTTCTTCATCAAGTTCTTATATTCGACACGCTCCTTGAACCATTGGTCAAGAACTTCTGGAATAATCCCCACGACCTTTCCATTATACAAGACACCGTTCGAACTAATCATCAAACTTTCGAGTTTCATATACTTCAAGAATGCCTCACGGCTCAATCTGACAACCTGCTCGTCAGTCGTTCCACGAATGAGATATTCGGTTAACTCTTCGTTAACATGCTTGTCTACATTCCAGTTGGTCACGAATCCAATCTTGGTTTCTGGACTAATGTTGAGACTCATAATGATAGACGGATACAGCGATTGTAAGTCGAGAGAATACACCCACTCATACAACCCAGGTATAGGTTCCTTGACGAAGGCACCAGCGAATCCTTCATCATCATTCTCCATCTTATTGTCCATCATCTCACGACCGCCAGCTGGTTTGTTGGTCACGATAATACCCTTACGGTGAAGATAGGTTACGATGGTTCCTTCCAAGAACTTTGAACTGAACCAATAATCTTCGTATGACACGTGACCCAAATGACAGATACCACGAACCAACTCAATCAGCTTGAGCTTCTTGTCCATCTCCACAATGATACGAACGTCTTGAAGATTGTATTCAATAAACTTTTCCAAGTCAGTACGAAACAATTCATCTAATGACCCTTCATATTCAACCTTACCCATATTGACTTCCAATCGACCAATCGTATCCAGCCGATAGTTGGGCTGTTGGGTATAGGTAAACTTTTTATATAAGGTCAAATAGTCAAGAGAAGATACACCAGCAATCTGATATCTTCCTCGGAATTGAGAATACTTAATTTTTCCAATCGGACTCAAGCGACCAGCAGTGTTTGGTCCACACTGCTGCTTGATACGATTATAGAGATAGGGAATATCAAAATTATCAGTATTCCAACCCGTAATAATCGTCGGACCAATCTGCTCATACAGGTCCAAGAACCCATATAACAAATCGGTTTCAGAAGTATACATCACGACCTTGACATTATCATATTCACGGCTGGGTTGATATCCTGCCTTATCCAATACCAACACGGAATACTCTTGGGTCACCGAATCATAAACGGCGATAGATGTAATCTCGTTGTTGGGATTCTCAATATTCGGCACACCGTTTTCCATAGACACTTCGATGTCAAAGAACATCGTCTTATGCCCTTGGGAAACATTGTCCTCATTGAGATATAGGTCAGTCAGAACGCGAGTCTCTGGAGGAAGGTCGCTCTCGAATAGATTTGGGTCATCTCGCTTATAGCGCTTGACCTTTGCCAACTTCACACCAGTCATACTGATAAAGTTACCACTACGGTCTGGCTTATAGGCATAGTCAAAGTTACGATACGGGACAGTCTTATATCCCATCTGGTCATCCCATAGATGTACCGTATCGTTTCCGAAGCCTTCCCCTCGCTCAATATAAATCGCTTGATACATGCTTACCTCTGTCGTTTACATCAATCTTCATACCAATATACTTTCCTACCACACTTCCTGCTATATAGAATATAATCACTGTGAAGTTCCCTTTCAAGAGGGCATCAATAGAATAAAAGGTAGACGCCAGTGCCACTAAGTTTATCCAGATTGAATTCATCAATAGCTGGCGTACTTGGTGATGTAGCGTATACCTTATTTCTAATACTTTAAAAATATTGAATAATACTTGAAATATAAATACCCAAATAAAAACCATTATATCCTCCGTCAGACTTTAAATATACGCAATCTATTGCTGATTGTCAAGTCTAATATTCTTTTTTATTTTGGACCGCACAATTTTGGGATTTTCACGGATATCACTTTCCCATAGACAAAGGAACTTATAACCCATTTTTTGGAATTGTTCTTTCCGCTGATTATCTCGTTCCCAGATTTCCTCTGCGGTTTTCTTTTTACCTCTATTAAAATACGAAGAAGTATACTGATGAGGGTTACAGTGCCAAAAGTCACCATAACACTCTACAATATACTTCTTATCCACCAAAAAATCTACGGTGTATCTATCAATTGTTACTTGTTGTTCAAACGGGACATTCATTGATTCTAATATTGTCGCAACCTTTGTTTCTATTGTATTACTTTGTGAAACCTTCTTACCATTCTTACGCCGTGACATAAACTCTCATGCGACATCTCGGTTAGGGGTTTCCTATAAGTATCAAGTTCCCGTCGAACCAAACCCTCCGTCACCACGTTGGTCTGCCGATACCACTTCATCTACTTCGGTCACTTCAAAGTTGACGGTTGGAATCAACACCAATTGTGCAATCTTTTCGCCTGGAGCTACGTGGATGAGACTGTCAGTGCCATTGTGTAACGCTATACAAATCTCACCAATATACCCATTATCAATAACCCCAGCCACAGTAAACAATCCTTTCTTCGTAGCCACAGAGGAGCGGTCTTTGATGAATCCACCAAATCCTGCAGGAAATTGAATAGCGATGCCTGTCTTAACGACCTTCGTTTCGTGTGGAAATATTGCTGCCGGTGAATCTGCATATAAATCATATCCTAAATCCCCACTATGTGCCTTTTGTGGTAACTTTGCAAATTCTGATAGTAACTTAATTTGTAGTGGCATATAAATCAAAACTCCCCATTGTTTGTTCTATTCCTTCTATAACTTCCATAACAACTTTTTTCATATCGTTTGGGTCTTTATATGATGCGGTAACTTCGTGTAACTTTTCACCCATATAATAATATCGGAATGTTGGTACACCATTTGTTTTTAAATTGTTCTCTTCAATAAATGGTTTATATTCTGGCTGCCAATGATGGAATCTATAAAACTTAACATTCTTAATATCATACTGAGAAAAATGTTGTTCTAAAATTTCGTAGTGTGGCATAGTAATTTTACACGGACCACAAGTTTCACCATAGTGCATCACCACATGTAATGGACCTTCGATAAATACACTTTCGAAAAATGTTTCAGGTGTTAACTGAATTATCATAGTAACCTCACTTAATACGATTCAACCTCTGTTCAATCTTAGACTTCTCGTTTTTCCCATATAAGAATTCCCGTGTTCGACCTTCCTTGTAGAACATCAACATCGGAATTGCCTTAATACGATTCTTTTCTTTCAGCTCTGGTTGTTCATCCACATTCACCTTATAGAATGGGATATCCGACTCACCAGCAATCTCTTCTACCATAGGTAACATTTCGATGCAGGTTGGGCACCAAGGAGCCCAGAAATCTACAACAAAGGGTTCCTTGGATGCCAACTTTTCTTCAAATTCTTGTAACGTGAGTTCCTGCATTATTGGACCTCGCACCCACCGCCACCACAAGCAACTTCACCTGCGAGGTCGGTATTATCTTCGACTTCAACTACCTTGGTCAAGTCAATCTTATGTAAGTGACCAACCATTTCGTTGTATTGTGCTTCGTCGATATCTTCGAACGGTGCTTGCATGTAGCTGTGGTCGCTGAAAGGTAGCACACTCAATGCTGTAAAGTTTTCACGATTGTTCCACATCCATTCCCCAACACCAACCCATTCATCTGGCTTGATGGTGACAGTCACGGATACATTATTCTTGTTTTCGCCCTTACGGTGACCAGCCTTTACCCATTCCTTCCAGACCTTACTGGTACGACCGAGTAAGTCGAGTGCAGATTCTTGACGAGTGATTGCGCCCTTCGGAGCCTTTTGTGGAACAGAGATAACTGCTTGTTGCTTTGGCTTGAAGAATTCATCTTCCACGATTTCTGGATGGTTGTCAATCAAGTATTGATAGATACTTTCGTTCTTACCAACACGGACACGACGAACATAGAAGTCATTATGCCAAGCGTGAATGCCAGAGGAAGTTCCTAATACTAGTGACGAGGTGCCTTCTGGCTTGACAGTTGTGGTTCTTGCAGCCTTGTTGGTTCCAATCACTTCCGCCACACGTGCATTCTCCTCCTTTACCACGTTCGCTGCTTCTTTCATATCTAAATTCAGGACGGTGCCAGAAGCTATACCCGTCATCGACACTCCGATGAGTGCTTCCTTCTCTGTTGTTCTCTTCCATATGTCTCTCAAATAATGAAAATCTGTATAACTTGCTTGTAGTGTGCCGATAAATGCTGCTGCCTTCGCACGTGCGTTGAAATCGTCTTGGTCCTTGATATCACCAGCATTGATGGTAGTCAAGTTACAGAATTGGAACGGACGAAGTGAAATTTCTGCACAAGGATTTAATCCCCAATTTGGGTCATTCGTAAAGAAGAAGCCAGGTTCACCAGAACCAGACATTTCAATCTTCTTCCAGAGGTCCAAGAATACTTCTTTCTCAATCTTGTGACGAACAATAACCGCACTGTTGTTTGAGCGACCGCGTTGTGGGGCAGTTTCCCACCAGTTGCCGAACTTACAGGTCAACATATCATCATCGTCCAAATCAAACAACGAAATCATTGCCGAACGACGAATACCACCAGAAAGAACTGCATCAGCGATAAAGCACAACATATCGTGTACTTCGAGGGTACTGAGCTTTTCACCGTTTTGCTTACGGTCAAAAATCTTTTGGATATTGTGTAAGCAATCCTTGAGCGGTTCTGGACCAGGTGCCTTACCACCAGAGGTCAAGAGTAATGCGCCCTTTGGACGAACATCGCTGAAATCATAAATTGGAAGAGCCTTACCCTTCATGTATGCAGTAATCATCACCTTCACTGCATCTGCCCAACCTTCAATACTATCACCGACCAAGTAACGGCGTGACTTTGTGGGCTTGGTGATTTCTGGTAACTTTTCTACATGATACTTTTGTACGGAATATCCGACCCCTGTTCCTGAGAGCAACAAGAACATGACTTCTGAGAATGCGTCAGTGTGATCAATAGGTAGGAAGCAGCAATTATACAAACGAGCGTTATTAATGTTAATTGGTTTCCCAGCAAACTGCAAACTGCGCATGGAAGGAAGTATCTTCTTATCGTAGACAAATTTATACGCATCTTCAATTTCCTTTTCAAGCTTAGGGAACTTCTCTAAGTGCATTGCTTTATTTCTATCAACGAGTTCTTTCCATGTTTCTCGACGTTGCTTCTTTGGAAGATACTTCGCATATTTCATAAACGTTGTGATTTCCGATAATATCTTTGATTCTAATTGCATACTGCTTGCTCCAAAATCGTTAGGGGTTGGGGTTAAATAAATACTACGATGTTACATGAAAAATACGGTGATTACCCAACGATATTTTTACTCTAAATCCATTTCTAATAGTTTCTTTGCTAGATTCTGTTTCGTAACCGTTTCACCATTTTCCATCTGCTTCTTCAACATAATCCCCTTGGCAGAGGATTCGTCGTAAATCTCTATCTTACCTACACTTGCGTCAATAATCATCGGGAAGGTCTGACCATCAGCACCAAATCTGTTCTTGATGATATGGGCACGTCCAGTCTTATGAACCTTATCCTCTAGCTTCCGTGAGATTGAGAGTACCAAGTCGGCTGTCATAATCTTACTATATGATTCTGCAATCTTGTCCGCCTGAATGACTTCATCTTGTAATGCACTACGTTGAGTCTGTGAAGCCGTCCAAATAGGAATCTGCAATTCGCCAGCCAATCCACGGAGTTCTTCATAGACCGCACCCAACTCTTGATATCGTGCATCAGTCTTAGCGTTCGCACTCATCAAGTCTGCGTAGTCAACGATGATAAGGTCTGGCTTGAACCCCAACGATGCCATCTGTTGAATGTGTGCTTGAATCGTATGTGATGTAATCGTACGAGCGGGATAATACTTGATGATAATCTCACCCTTAATATTCTCGACCAGCTCCTTAATCATATCAGGATGCTCTGGAATCTTCCCAGGCTCGATACCCGTATAAATCGTATCATATCGTAGACCGACATAATTCTCATTCAATTCGAGCGTATAATGAACAACCTTCTTGCCCTTTTGTATTGCGTTTGCACCAATCGTGGCAAGTGCCCAACTCTTACCGACACCAGACGGAGCGATAACTACCCCAAGTTCACCGCCAGCCAACCCACCACCGATAAGTGAATCAAGTGCATCCCAACCAGTCGGTACCGTATCACGGGCGTCCTTAGCAAGTCGCTTCTCAACATCCTTCTTCCAATCGTGACCAACGGTCTTGGGTTGACCACTACGCATCGCTCCGTCAATGATGGTCTTGATTTCACCATACTGACCCATCTGAAGCAGATCAACTGATTTGATAATTGCTGACTTCAATGTTTGATTCTTAGCGAAATCAACAAAGCTGTCCTTGATGTAATCCAAATCGTTGTCCTTCATCTTCTGGAAGATACCACGGAGCGATTCAACGATAGATGTACGCAACGTATCATCCTTGACCGCCTTATTCATTTCAACCTTAAAGACTTCCAAAGTCGGAAGAACCTTATAGTCGTCGAAATATTCTAAAGTCGTTTCCACAATCCATTGATTAGCTTCCAACTCAAAATAGTTTGGGTTGATAACATCAAACGATTGGGCAACAAAGTCTGGCGAGTTCAACATTGCCGCTACGGCTTTTGCTTGAAAGCTCGGCCCAAACTTTGCTAGGGTGTCTACATTCTTATCATACTGCTTATGATTTACCATAATATCTCGCTAAAGTGCCAAAGGAAAATGTAATCCATTCATCGTAGTTTTGTATACTACTAATAATCTTAGTCTTAAACATCAGCTTTGTCAAGTCTGCCTTCCGAAGTGGAGGGCAACCTTCTTCGTATTTATGTAATATTTTCATCTTTGCATCAATATTAATATCCACATCATGCAAATTCATTAATTGCAAATTTCTATTTACTATACTGGTATTATCCAGTATGTTTTCTACTAACTTCGGCTTCTTTTTAATATCAACATATTTTTGTTCAAGTAAATCCAGATTGACCTCAACATTTGCATCAGCCAATTCTGGAAGATACTTCAGTACGGTCTTTTCTCCAGCTCCCTTGATTCCATCAATGTTATCACTCTTATCGCCAAGAAGTGACCTGTAGAATACAAAGTTACTTGGATGTACACCATATGTTTCCAGTACCACATCTATATCAAAGGTTTTCTTCTTGACGGGATTGTACAGCTTGACCGACTCGCTGACCATCTGTAAGAAGTCCTTATCTGTAGAATAGATGATACTATTCCCACCATTCTTTGTCACCAGTTCTGACATATAGGCAATCACATCATCTGCTTCTACATTGTCTAAGGCAAGAATAGATACAGGTAAACATTCCACCATATCAACAAGTGACACCAACTGCCACTTCATGTTTTCCTTTTCTTGTTCATCGGTAGTCATATCATACTGCCGATTCAATCTGGTTGGTGGCTTCCGATTTGCCTTGTAATCCTTGTATATCTTTCGGCGTCTTTGTGACCCACCTTTACCATCAAATACGAGTACTACTCTGGTGGGCTTGAATGTTTTTACCGCATATCCCAATGACTTCATAAATCCAGCCATTCCACCTATATGATTTCCATCTTCATCTAATGTAGGAATTGCAGCATAACTCCGCATAAACGTATTCAATGCGTCAACAATAAGGACACGGGAGTTATACCCAATGTCCTTACTGTCAAACTGCATCTCATTAAACGCCTTCAATAAATCAGTCATTTAGTAATTGCTTTTTAGATGGTGATACTTCGTCCTCATCCTCTGCGGCTTCCTTGTTAACCGCAGATGGGTCGAAGTCCTTCTCGTACTTCATAATGAGTGCGTCACAAATCTTCTCGTACAACGCTTCCTTCCGTTCTTGGTCAGCTTCGAGGAATGATGGGAATTCCTTACTTTGGAACTTCTCATCGTTGTAAGAATACCATGCACCAGACTGCTTGATGATGCCGTTTTCCTTCAAGACATCCAACCAACTACTGTAATCATCAATACCACGATTGAAGTAGATATTGAATTCAGCTTCACGATACGGCGGACCCAAACGATTCTTGGTGACCACCGCCTTTGTGGTGATACCAATGATGTTACCAGCTGAATCCTTCAACTTACCAATCTGTGACAGACGGATACGAGTTGAAGCATGGAATCCGATTGCCTTACCACCAGAGGTTGTATACGGGTCAGAGAACGCAGGAGCGTTCATCTTCAAACGTAACTGATTGGTGAACACCAGTGCAATCTTTTCACGACCAAGAAGATTCGTAATCTTTCTCATTGCCTTACTGATAATGATAGACTTAGCAGTTGCGTATCCATCCTTATTGAAGTCCGCAGCCATTTCCGTCTTGGTAGAAGCGGCGGCAACAGAGTCAACAACGATAGTGACCAACTTATCCTTCTTCGCTGCGGCTCTGACCTTTTCAATGATGTTCACGATAGAATCAAAGATATCTTCGACCGTATCGTGTTGAACATACACTAACTTCTTCATATCAACACCGACTGCTTGGAAGAACTCATCGTTCACCGCGTTTTCGGTATCAATAAGAACCGCAACACCACCTCGCTTCTGTGTGGTAGCGATAAGTTGTGCACCGACTAATGATTTACCAGATGCTTCCAATCCAGTCAGTTCAGTAATACGACCGGCGGCAATACCACCATTCGGACGATTACTGATTGCGATATCCAACATCGTATTACCCGTCGAGATAAAATCAGTTAAATCAGTAGGAGTCTCCTCTTCCCCGTCAAGGAAATAGGCGACTTGACCATCCTTGTACAACTTATTCAAGCTATCTGCGATAACTTGTGCCAGTTCATCGCGGTCAGCTGATGGACTTGACTTCTTTGTTTTTGTTTCTTTTGCCATATGGTTCCTTTATGTAACAAAACACGCAGGCGCTGGGTAGTTTTGAGGCTACCCAGCACACAGCGTGTCTTTGGTTAATTAATTATCGTTGAACAGCTCGTCAAACGCATCAACTGCGTTCTTGACATTCTCCTTTGGTGCTGCAGCCGTGGCAGTCTCAGACTTGGGAGCCTCAGCCTCACGGGCTGGAGTAATAACCGAATTATCTGGGTCAAGATACTTCTCAAGCGTGACCTTCAGCTCATTGTAAGTTGGCTCGGTGTAAAGTTCCTTGATATCCGGCTGTTCCGTCATCCACATCTTCATCTGAGCGGAATCAGAGGAAAGCGGAGTCTGAGCGGGCTTGACCTTTACGGAAGTCTTGGCGAAATTCGTGTCAGACTTCTCCTTCGGAATGTACTCAACTACGATATCACGGCCAGTCTTCGCATCGGTGATATCCCCGTAATCAGGGTCAGAGATGTACGAAAGAAGTTCCTGATAGACCGTCTTACCGAACGAATAGAACCGAACACCCTTATCCTCTTCACCACGAACGATGATAGGGATATAGGTACGAAGCTTCGGCATGAACGGCCGAGCCTCGGCATAACGCTCCTTCGGGTCACGGGTCTGGTCTGACTTCAGTGCGTCAGCAAACTCCGCAATCGGGTCACGGTTGCCATATGATAGTGGTGAGAGATGGGTCTTGTTGCCCAAATAGTGGAAGTAGAGTTCGATAAAGGGATTCTCGGGGTTATCCTTCCACGGGACGATACGGATGACTGTCTTTCCTTCCTTCGGCTTCCAGATAGCGGTATCGCGGTCCCCACCGCCTGTCCGCTTGAAACTGTTAAGCTTACTCTTTAATGCATTGATGTCTAGCGCCATACTGTTTACCTCGTTTAAAAGTGTTTAATGGGTGTTTATGTTGTAGTATACCCAAGTAGGAAGAAGTATACTACCCTGCGTTTAGTTTGTCAAGTCCTACTTGATTAGAAGTTTAATATTTCTTTTATTTTGGTTTTAACGATTTTTAATTGGCCATGTGCGGTTACTAAAATAGAATTCTTTAATTCATCCCAATCAATCTTATAGGACTTATCTATCTTACCGCCGTTCTTACTTGCAATTAATGCGTTTAATGCATTAATGGTGTATATTGTATTTGTTTGTTTCTTTCTATGTACTGATATAGTTGAAGCTGGTGGTGCATAATGTTCTTTTAATGAACCCGCAACAATATTGTAGGTCAAAATTAATTGATTTGGGTCATCTACATTTTCTAAAACATATATGTTGTTGAACGCTAATGTATAGGAATACTTCACTAAGTTTACATTTTCGTCCAACTTATCAGCTGCTATAAAGGTGCATAACAATTGAGTTTCGTTCATATAATACTCGTAAGACTGTTAACCAACTTCTTATAAGTATCAAATTTACTTCAATAACACTACATTTTAAATAAGATTTAACTCATTATAATTGTGACCCCGATACTGCCGAATAGGGAACCCACCTTCACTCAATATCTCAGCCACTTTGTCCATTAAATGTAATTCATTATTCGGGACATCCAGTAGAATTGCATCATAGGTGTACAGAATCACCCGATTAAGGAATTGGCTGACTTTGTTGACTCGTTGGATGGCTTCTTCGGTTTCTGTCAACTGCATCATATAATTAAATACTTTGTTCTTGGATGGGTCGGTGAGTATCACTTTGCGACCCGTTCCTGACAATACAAATCCATTCTGACAGTACTCATCCCACAGTTTGGAGGAATATCCTTTAATCTTTTGGAAGAACTCTACACCACCCGTATCGTCGGACTGACCATACATCAAGGCGAATGTTCTAGCCTTGGACTCCTCATATTGCTCTTTGGTTATAGTAAGGTTACCATAATATTGTTGAGCGAGATATTTGTGAAGTGATGTGGGGGGTAGGTAATAATCCATCAACTTTCCTGCCAATCGTAAGTGGAACGCTTCATAGTCAAACTGAACAAGAGTGCCGTTCTCCCCAAACCGACTAACGAACTTCTCACGGCTTCCATCGTTCTTGTTCAGAGCGGCAAAGTTGATACCACCGAAAGCATTACTTGGACGACCCGTAGACGTATAGATGTTGTAATCGGAATATACCAACCCATCGGTCGTTTGAATTCCAGACTTTTCAATATTACCCAAAGTAGGAATAGTCAGTTGATTAATGTATTGAAACGCCGGGTCGAGTTCTGTGGACTCATATCGTTTGTAAAGATGTTCACAATGTTGGAGGAATGCCTCTGCCGTTTCTACCCACGAAGTCAACGGGATACTATAGTGGAGATTCTTAAACTTAAATTGGTTCTTAATCTGATGAATACCCATCGTATAGAATTCACGATATAACGGAATCACATCATTGTTGAGATGTACCATCGTTGCCAAATCAATGACATTGGTTGCATATGATGTAATTCCATCAAACGTATTGGTCAGATGTCGGAGTTCCTTTTGATGTAGAGTGACCAATTTATACGCATGAGAAAGGTCAATCTCAAAGTGTGGGGCATCTGGATGATTGACCGATACAGTATAGAATGTTCCATCGTCAAATCGAAAATGGAGCGAGGACAACTTATTCTGGACAGGATGTAAAAACGCATCAACCGCCACGGGATAGACATACGCAGTCTCTTCCTGTAAGCGGTTGGTGAGTTTTGTAATATCGTCTAGATTTGTAATAACCATTGGTTCCTCAATAATATATTATAATTTAAATATAGTATGAGTCAGTTGATTTGTCAATAGTTGTTGAAAAATACGTCAAGAGTATCTATTAAAATAACATCATATGCATTGTTTATAGTAAAATCAAGGTACATTCCGATACTTTGTTTATTCCTCACTCTAAGCGAAGTGTATGGTGTTCCTATTATTTTTGGATAGGTTACTGCGTCTGGCCTCTGTACGCCAGAGGAGGATACGAATAGGTTATCATAAGCAACTACCTTATATGGCGTTGGTAACGCGGTATCTTTAAATGTATAGCTGGAAGTAAAGTTTACCGACGAAGTATTCCAATCATTTACATCAATCATATACTATACGGAACCAAATGAGAATCTACCAACAAATGTAAATCGTTCACTAGCGGTTTTGTTAACCGCTGGATTTATCGTAGTAATGATTGGCGGGGTTCCCCAGTTACTATTTCCCCAAATAACACTGCCAATATCTAAACTTCCAAGTCCAGGATTCCATATATATGTACCATCTCTAAATCTTTCTGGGGCTGTATATGCTGCAAACGATCCAGTACTATTACCTGTACCCGTTCCTGTTTGTGTCGCAGTTATTGCCGGCATGGCAGAAGCACTATATAGAATACCAGATCCAGCCGTGCGCCAGCTCTGTCCAATACTGTTTATCACACAACTTGCGTTACTAGTAGCTCCCCATCTACCGCTCGCATCTATATCATACGCTCTTGTACTAAGATCACGTGATACACTTTTTATGGTTTGAGTAGTGTCCTGTGTGGTGGTTAAAATATTGAGTCGCAATTGATACGTGATACGTAGTTCATCATCGTCTGTTTTAATAATTGTAGTAGGAGCACCAAACTCATCTTTAAAGAGTTGACGAGTCCACATAGTACCCCCTGAAGAAGCGTTGAAAATTCCTACCTCGGTCAAATTACCTGATCCTGATCCAGGAAGAAACACTCTCGTATGCTCCACATATGCGTATGAATAATCGTCTGCGAATCCATATGTTGGTGATATTGAAGGTACTCCTGTTGAGTTGGTACGAAATACTTGTGCTACAAGTGCCGTGTCGCCGATGGTCGGGGTCGTTGTACCTGTACCCACTGCTGTATGGGCGGACGACCCGCGATTGAAGGAAATGTCCCAACCAGAACTTCCACCAGACCCCGCACCTATCCAATTAAGACCTGCAGTAGTTATTAGATTTTTAAACTGTAATTTTCGTTTAAGTAATCCAGTTGGTTTATGAATTAATTCGACATTAAAATGACCGTGAAATCCCATATGTTGGGTACTTTCTACTATCCGCTCTGGTGTAATAATTGCTGGTGCCTTGTTCATACACTACTCCTATATTGTTTTATACTGTTATTATTGATGCACTTAAGAAACTACCGGTTAGCATATATGCTTCATCTAGGCTTCTAGTAACTAAAATATCTATAGCTGACATACTTAGGAAACTACCGGTTAAGATATATGCTTCTGTATCGATACTAACCGTTATCACTGGCGTGGTAAGTGACATACTTAAGAAACTACCGGTTAAGATATATGCTTCTGTATCGATACTAGGAGTTATCACTGTATCGATAATTGACATACTTAGGAAACTACCGGTTAAGGTATACGCTTCTGTATCGATACTGGTAGTTATGAGCGTGTCAATAAGTGACATACTTAAGAAACTACCTGTTAACATATATGCTTCGGTGGTCATCGGGAACGGATATAGTAAAGTAGCCAATTGTTTTATTTCATATTTGCCTGTACTAGTATTACGTTCTACATATGTTACCCGATATCTGTTATCCGCACCGAATCCTACCTTTTCTATATAAGTATTTTCTGTTGTATTAATCGGTGTATCGTAGGAGGCGGTAAATCTATCTTTTTGTGCCCGATATTTAATTTTATTTTGAGTATCATCTACATAAAACACCAATACATCTGAATCAGTCGTATCTCTCCAGTTATCAAGCGACATACGTGGAGTTCTTCCTGATCCTAAATTATTAAATACGAAGCCAGTTTCGAGTGGGTTATAGAAGTATAGCCACACTTCTGACGCACTTCCCGTATATCTTTGCGTCACCACATACAATCTACCACTTTGGTCAAACGCAGCATCAAGTTCTATACTCGAAGTTCCCGTGTATGTGAACAATGATGCGGAGTCCGATGACCAACTTGATGCACTTTCAATAGCGTACCAGACACTATGTGTTCCTGTAAGTGCATCTTCTTCGCCCCATACTTTCCATACCCGTTCAAACAATCCATCACTACCAGATGATATAGCAATTGGACCTAATGTATAGGTTGTCTTATAATCTAATGATACTGCATCTGGACGTTGTGTTAATGATGAGCCACTTGACAGATATGTAAATTTCAACTCAAAATCCGCCGAATACTCACGAATTTCTCTTGTGGGTTCAACAAATGGTTCGACAGCTCTACCAATTTCGTCTTCGTTATATTTTGTTTCTATAGGAGGAACAACCGGAGTATTAGTAACACCTTGAAAATATTCTAACGGATTTGATAATAGTCTGGACAGTCCTGGTAACTTTCTGTTATAAAATTCTATGATTACTGAGTTCTTATGCTTAGTACCATAAATAATTTTATTGTCCGTTGATACTATATCGTTTGCAAACCCAGAGATATTCCATTGTAATTCTAACTTTTCATACAATACGTTATTCTTGAATGCCTCATATTGCTTTTTGTCTATTTCGGTCACCATTCTCGTCGAAACATTGCGTACAAAATATCTGGTGACATACCCATTGCTTATGTCAATTTGTGTAATTTTTGGTCGATTACTATATGGGGTTGTCATACTATCTGTTACCCCTTGGATTATTATTGTTTAAAAATTCACCAAAAGTTGTGGCTCCGCCACCAAGTGGAGGTGTAACAGTTGCACGTCTAAAGTTAGACGCAGCTTGATTTAATGTTGGTCGTCTTACCATTGGATTTGCTGCTTGGCCAGCGGGAACAGAAGGTACTGTAGCACCTGTGGATGTGGTGATAACAGGAGCATCTTCTGTACCCTCCGGTTTAAATCTAAAGCGTCCTTGAATTTTAGTAATCCATCCACCTTGTGTACTAAACTCATGTACCACTTTTGTAACTACATAGAATCCTCTGGTTATGATTGATGGAATTCTATCTACCAAGAAGCTCTGGAATAATCCAATACCACCGATACCAGGTAGTGTGATATCAATGACGGTCTTTGTCAAGTTAGAACTGTTAAATGCATGGGTAGGACTGCGTGGAGTAGGTGTACCTGATACCGAGTCTATATTTAATTCCTTCATCATACGAGATGGATTGATTTCTATTAATTCTAAAGCAGTACCTAAACTTGCATATTCTCGCACGGTTCCTACTAAATTTGGATTAAATTGACCAGCTTTTGTTGCATCTAACTGATCTTGAAGAGTTCTAAGATTTGTTGATGCTATATCACGATTTATTGCTAACGCAAGTTGAGTACTAACATCTCCCGCGAATATACTAGGGGCTCGAAGCCCCTGTGCACGTTGATTGGCACTTTCAGCTTCGCTTATTTGTGCACGGAGCTTTCTTATTTCGTCACTTTCGCAGCTAGCATCGTCTGCCGAATCACCACATGATGTATATAATCCTTTGATAAGACTAATTTCTTGTAATTCTTTTACATTAATAGATGACAACAGTGGTTTTTGTGCAGGGCCACCAATGTTAGCAATAGCTTGTACTGCGATTACTTGTGGTAAATTAAATTCTACATTTAAGTCAATTAATTCACTACCAAGTTCCCCATCGTCAAATAATTTTGTACCTCGATTAAACATGTAGATGTATTTAGGTTCATCTTCTTTGTCACCGCGATAACGAGCGGGAGTTATACCAGTAATACTATTCAGAATATTACTTGTTTCTGCTTCTTCTCTATCAATACCAAGTGAAGGCTTGGAAAGTAATTTTGGTTCTTTCGACAGTCCCATATCAATCACATGGAGGCCTGGGTTCTTCACATCAGTAGAGTATAATTGAAGATTCCAGTAACCTTCTGTTGCCGAATTCATCATACTTAACAATGAACTTATTGCGGATGAAATTGTATCGGTGGATGTAAATGCTTGCTTAATTGCTTGGGTATTTAACCACACACCATTTGTTAATGAACTTGCACCCGCTACAGTATTTACTTTATTTAGTGTGTTGGTAAATGGGACAGATGACCCACTGATTTGTTGTGCTAAGGAACTAACTTTTAACGCATCGCTTACTTCTTTTGAGCCGGATGCGGCCGCATTTTTAACACTTTCAAATATGCCTTTATCTTTTGATTTTTCATATCTTATTTGTGCTTCTGGATTGTAAATAATCATTACGCCTGGGTTTACCGATCTTAAATTTGGATGGTATCCACATTGATTTGAAATTAGTCCAGATTCAAACGATCCAGTTGGATTTGCTACAGGTCGTAATAATGCTAAGTCTGATAGTGCTCCCACAGATGTACTATCTCCCAACATAGCAGCAATACCGTATTCTCTATCGTTTAATATTTTTTCTACAAAAAATGTCCACGATACATAATACTCATTTTCTCTAGTTCCCGCCTGAGTACTTTGCGCACCAACTTCATTAGTATCTTTATTTTTTATTGGTACAATTTGAGCACCCCAATCTATATCATTTTGATATCGTGACATCAGTTTACTAAACGAATTGTTTTTCCAATCATATGCACCATTAAAATACTCTTGAATGTCCATTACATCGCATGCCTTCGTTGGACTTGGGCAACTAGATTGTACCGCGGTGTGTTTTGTTGTTACTTCAAATTGTTGAACCGAGTGTAATGTTAAGTCTATTTCAAAAGTATTGTTTTTATTATACTTAAGATTAAATTTCACTACATAAGTAATAAAGGCTTCATAATTACCATTATTGTTGTAAATATATTCTTTGATAAAGGCGTTTTGTAGACGCTGACTTTTAATAAATTTACTGAAGTAATCACTAATGAATGATTCTGGTAAATTCCAGTCAAACTGTTTTATTTGTTTTTCTTTTTGATTAGCCGACATTCTACCTACTTCAAGAACTAATCTAGTAGCAGGGCGTAAATAATATCTAAGTAGTGTATCTACTTGTCCAATAGAATATGCAACTATTTTTAAATCAGCTTTTACCAATCCACCACGTACTCCCATTGGACCCGCAGTACTGCGCTCAACAGTGAATTGAGTAATTCCAGGTATAGGAATATTTGCTGCATCTCTTGTTGAATCAGACACAACCACGGGTACGGTAGTTTCCCCATTAGCACCAGCTCTTGCGTATCCTATAATACTTTTATTACTTTTTGGTAGGTAAATATCATCGAAAGATATATTATCTTGACCATGTATACCAAGTGAAGGGCAGTATGCCGAAGTTTGTCCGTCTGGTAAATTGTCGGGCAATACTCTTGACAACGATGTTAGTTTGACAAACGGCATATATGTATTCGCCGTTTCTGCCGATACTCTGCGCCGTGTTAGTTCGTATTGAATATTTGGATGAAATGATTCAAGTGATTCAATAAATGGTGAGATAGCGGCTGGTGACTCTGGTGCTTGTCGTGGGGTTACTCCTCCTGGGTTAGTAAACGCAGAAGATGGGATGTATGGTAATCCGGAAGTGTTCCAATATAATGCTACACGTTCACGAGCGCCTGCTTGGTTTTCACTTATCCATTTGTTATCTTCCCAAAGTTTTAATTCTGCTTTCGCAACATCTCGTATAATATTACCGTGTGCTATATTATTTGGCCGCAGTACAACGAATGCTTTTCCTAGTCCGTATTTAGTGTCAGACCGTACTCTATTGCTTAAGTTACCACCAATTATTGTAAAACCTGGACCGTCGTTATCTTCTATTACAACATCTCCATGACTAAACCCGCCCCATCCAGTAGTTCTATCCCACCCATCAAATGTTAAATTGTTGTTCGCACGATTGATTACTACGATGTCGCCAGGTTGTAATTTAATAGGTACACCAAAGTTTGTTGGTTTGAGGGCTTTCCATGGAAATCCTCCACGACGAATTGCATTAGCGTATTCAACGTGAGCAACAAAGTTTGGTCCAGTTGGGAATGTAAGTCCGGTTACACCTTCTTTTCTTGCTGCTTCATTTACCACCCAAACGATAAACGCAGCACTCCACGGTGCATCATTAACTTGTGCCATATTAGATATTTGGAATAAAAAGTCTGGTACCAATAGGTACTGCCATACTACCGTTTGCTAAGTTATTAGCCTTTGCCAACATCCACCAATTTTCTGTGGTGTTGTAAAACTTATAAGATAAAGTATCCAATCTATCACCGTCTTGAACGACATAATAGAATGGAATATCTTCAGACGGAATTGAGGTTGGTAACACCGTCTTATAGTATGGAATCTTTTTAGTAGTATCTGTTTCTAATGGTGTAGTATATCGTTCCATATATGAGTCTAGTTAAGGAATAGGTTGACCACTTTCATCTAGTAATACAAACCCTTCTCCAGTAGTCGGTCCAGTGGTAGGAAACTTAGTTGGAGTAATCAACGAACCCAAACTTTTAGGTGGGGCCACTGCGGTATTTGGTCGTGCAGCTATAGCAGTTGTAGTGGCGGCAGACCCCAATCGTTCTATCCCTAGTTTACTAGCATCTTCTGTAATCTTATAGAATGGACTGTCTGAGAATTTACTACGTTTTTCAAGAATACTCAGTTGCATTGTAACATTAATTGCAAATGGTACTTCTTTATCAATATCAAATGTAATACTTTCATCCAAGAAATCATAGTCTAAAGATTCAATATAACATGGTTGGTTATCGTAAATACCACCGATAGTAATTTTAAACAAAGGCGGAACCATAAATCCATTTTTTATTTCTTTTGGAAAAGTTAAACCGGATAGATAATTTACTTTGGTCCACATACCATCTCGTTCGTCTGGTGAAAACGCCACGATATTGAATGTTAAATTCACACCACGCTTTACACCACCATAAGTTACAAATCGTTCGGTACGACCGACATATCGTTGTTCATTGAATTCAGGCTTGATTGACTCTTTAATAGATGATAGTAATGCACGAAAGTATACGGGATTGTTACCATCTACATCAGAAAATATAAATCGTATAATATCTGTATTTTTATCTTGCTCTTTTATTATTTTTCTGTAACTAATGGTATTTTCTTCAGAGGCAGGTACGAATGGAGCAATATTATATGGGTCTTTTAATGTTGATTTTAAACCGTTATCAGTTGGATAATATGATGTAGGTTTTGCAGTACCAAATGTTTTGGTACTTGGATTTTCGTCCGTATCAGCAAAACCATTATCACTTTCATAAAAATATTTGTTTTTTAGTCTACTATTTGTAGAGTCTCCTCTAAATTTTCTTAGTTGTCTATCATAAAAGTTTTTTCTAAAGTCCTTGGCAGCCTTTACAAATGTGGGGATTTTTTGTGGTTCGCTTGAAAGTGGTATTGGTAAAGGAATATTATTTCTTAATGATTTTGGTAATGCACGATTTAACGCTGCAGTAGCAACAGATACTATTTTTTTACGCGCGGCTGATACCACCACATCTTTAACATTAGCAGTTAAACTGGTTAATACTTTACCTCGTTGTTCTAACGGTTGAGGAGCGAACACCATAGGTCCAATTGCATCGGTAAATACTTTATATTCTGGTCTAGAACCTAAGAAAGTCTGTGGTAAGGGGACTATGGTATTAGCTGCGTTTTTTAATTGTGTTGCTACATAAGTTTTTGCTATACTTCCAATCGTAGGTAGTAATCCGCGGCCGCCAGTAGACAATGCTTGAAGTTGACCACTAATAATAAACTTACTAGTTACATTATTTACTGTAGTATTCTGTAGTAGTCCAGATGCAGCTCCGGTGACTTCTTGTGTTGGTATGTGTCGTCTAGTATGTAAGAACGGCACAACATTTAATAATGGAGATGCTGGATTGTACAGTTTTGTATTAACGAAAGTATTTCCAGTTTGTAGTAAAGCCTGCTTAGTTAAAAATAACACACCCTCGGCAGACGCCAAAAATTTACTGACTCGTTGAGTGTCACGCAGTACAGATATAGTAGGGACCGAACGATTGTCATTCTTGATACGACTACGACTACCAAAGACTCCTTCGGTATCTGGTTTGACTCTTACGAACTGGTCAGAACTTGGAGAAAATCTTTTATAGATGTCCTGAGATTTTTCGTTAAATAGGTCTGCTAAGGTTGCCATAGATTATCTCACTTCGTTACGAGAGTACACACCAACCAATTGCATACGAGGAACCGTTTGTGTACTACCACCAACATTAATTGTCGTAGTTGCGTTCGATAATGCGGTAATAAGACTATCAACCTTGAGAACCAAATCAGAGTTATTGGAACCAGCGTTTAGTGATCCCTTCGGGAAAAGATTAGTACCGGCGATAATATCATCTGCGTTATTCATTGCAAATGCGCCGGTTGGGGTGACCAACATTCGTTTACCATACCCAGCGGAGAACATGTCGTTTGCTTTAGTTAAATATCCTCCTACTGCTCCACCTAATGCACCACCAACCATCATACCTGCTGGACCAAAGAATGCACCAAGACCTGTACCGATTAATGAACCAATAGTACTACCTGTTGTGGTTCCCCCCAAAGCATTTCCTAGCATTGCTCCACCACCTATACCAACACCGGCTGCACCTAAGGTGCCCAACATCCCAGTAGCTCTATACATAGCTCCAACTCTTCCTAGTCCACCCATAGGAGAAACGAAACCCATAGACCTACCAAGTGAACTTAATCCACCAGAGCGAGCCACTGCCAACAGTGCTTTAGCTGCTGCGAATCCAGCAATAGCAACTCCTCCAAATGTGGTAGTCAATAGACTAAAGGCTCTAGTACCAATCGCTACTAGTGTTGCACCAAAGTTATTAGTTTTCTTTGCTGCTTCTGTCATTTGTTCTTCAATAGATTCTGCTGCACTCTTTTGTTGACCTCCAGCTTTTAAGAAATCTTCAGCGGAAATACCTAATTGTTTGAAGAGCGCACGAGTACTGGTACTTTGTAGGAGATTTGCTGGAATGGTTGCTCTAGCATATGCCATCAACGCATCTGGTCCTTCTTGTTCAGCAACTCTGACTAATGTACCAAAATCTACTTGTGCTCCAAGCTGATTAAGTTGTGCAACGGTATCAATCGTACCATCAAGATTGGTGACCAATCCTTCTTGAGCGGCTTGAACTCCTGCTAAACTAATTCCTAAGCGTTCTGCATCGGTAGCTGCTTTTGCGAACTTAGGTCCATATAATAAGAATGATAATGTATTCTTGTTAACAATATTGGCGAATTGACCAGAGGATAGACTTGCTCGACCACTTGCTTTACGGAAGTTTTCAAATTGTGCTTCCGTTGCCATTCCCGTGGTAACTAAGGCACGAAGAGATTCATTGGTAAGTTGGAATTCTGATTTGAACCCACCCTTAAGATTTGCAGCGAATGCTTTAGTACCGTCTGCACTAAGTTGAAATCCTTCACGGGTACTGATAAAGGTATCGGTCAGTGCTTGTTGAGCTGCTTGTTGTTGTGCAAGAGATACTGCTCGGTCTGCATCCAACTTTAATATTTGGGCGACAACCGCTGCTCTGTTTCGGAATTCTAATTCTATACCACGGGTTGCGCTGGTTCCTATTGTGGATGCAAACTTAATACCAGCTTCACCGATTTTTAGAAACTCTGATCCCAATCGTTTAGTTGCTTCAATTAACTCTTTTTTAGTAGCTTTAGACTTATCATCAACTTCTTTTTCTTTCTTTTTTCTTTCTGAGGCTTCTTTATCTTCTTTGGCACGGTCTAATGCAGCTTGTTCAGCTTCCTTATTTGCGTTCATCAGTGCAAGAATACTGTCTGTTAATTTTTGTATAGCAGAACTACCTTGTTCAAAATCTTCTTCCATGTGCTATCTCTTTGAAGGTCTACTTTTTTGTGCCGACTTTACCGCTTCTGCTTCTTTGGTTTTTGCATCTTCCAATTGTTTCATATGGAAGGTTCGTAAATAGACCGGCATATTATACACTTGTTGGAAATCAAACGCTCCATTACTATAATACGCCATTGTAAACAACGTCTTGTGGATATCGACCTTATGTTCCGAAGTCAGGCCAAAAAAAGTTTGCCCCAAAGGGCATCCTCGCTTTAATTGTACCGTCGCAGTTAGAACATTGTATATCTAAATCAAAGTTGACATCTGGAGAAACCTTCTTATAGTGTTCACGAAATGCTCGTACATCACGAATAATCATTGCATCAACAAATTCTCGAACTACTTTACGGTCACTGTTTCCATTAACCGAAGTAATCATATACTTCAATCGGGTAGTGGAATCTCCTTCAATTGACTTGTTAAACTTCTTCATTCCTTCAACTTCTGCTTGAATATCCTTTTCATCACCGCGAGTCAATAACTTAAATGTAATTACAACACCAGTTGGTAAAGTGACTTGATACTCACTGTTTTCTGCTGGTATATCTGGGGTAATGGTTTCCAACTTCGATAAGTCAACGTTATGGTCAACCTTGGTTACGCAGGTACCACAGACCAACTGAATTGGATACTCCTTCCCGTATGCTAAAATACGAGCGGCAACCATTACTGCATTTAAATCCCCAATCAATAAATCATCTGGTTTGACGCCTGGTGTGACAATCAAACTTTCCATCAATTTGTCAATGACCACACCCTTTTGAATCAAATTGGTCGAGGTCAAGATATCTTCTTCCTTAGCGGTCATATACTTGACATCGACTTTTCCACTTCGTAACGGACTCCCCTCAGAATAGAACTTCCCACCACTTGGAAGGTCTATCGTTTCTGTCGGGAAATTGTATTCTGCCATAATAACTCCTTAAACTATTTGGTTTTACCACCTATATAAATATCCTTACTCCACGTTTTTAGTAGAAATATCCTGCTTATAAACCTGATTTATTTTACTGACAAACTCCTTAAAATACGATTTTGACCGTTCTGGGGTGACCAACGCCCCGTCCACCACCAAGTCTGCCACCTGCTGCTTCTCTTTAAGGATATCCCGCATATATTCGTCAATGGTATCGGCGCATAACATATAATAGACTTGAACTTGACCCTTTTGACCGATGCGGTGGGTTCTGTCCTCTGCTTGTTCGTGGTTTGCGGGAACCCAATCACAATTGAGAAAAACAACTGTATCTATCTGATGTTGGAGTCCGTCAATACCCATACCTGCTGCCATCAAACTGAATAGTCCGACTTTTGCTTCACCCTTGGTTAATCGGTCAATAGTATGTTGACGTTCCTTACTATTCATCTCACCCGTCAACATTGCCGCCTTATCTCCGTATTGTTCAGCCAAGAACTTCAATGGAGCAAGATAATTACTGAAAATGAGGATAGGTTTATCGTTATCTAAGAATTCATCCACCATCTCCACCAACCGTGGAATCTTCTTTTCAATCAAGAAACTTTGAATCTTTGGCATGTGACCAATGGTAGGTTTCTCCACCTTCCAACGACCAAAGACTTCTCTTAATAATTCCTTGTACTGCTTTTGTTCGTCCTTCGTCAATTCCACATACAAGTCATTGCGTTGTTTTGCTGGAAGTTCCGTCAATATTTGTTCTTTCTTTCTGCGGATAACCAAATCCTTTGTACGGTCATGCAAGTCTTGGAGATTACGGGGGGCTTCTCCTTTCCATCCACCGTATCGTTGGGTGAAGTGGAAGAAATTATTGAAACGCTCTTTGTCAAGGAAGTTCAACAAAGCGAACGCTTCGATTGGACGAGACATCACGGGAGTACCAGTGAGGAATAAGCAGTACTTCGTTTTAATGCCGGGATATTTTCGTCGTTCTTTATAAGAACCTAAAATAGACTTTGCTCTGATGGTTTGTCTGTTTTTTAGATAGGTAGCCTCGTCACATACCAGCAGGTCAAACTCTTGCTTTCGTAAATCATTGACCACCTTACCGACCGCATCATAATGGACGATGTGGAACTGATTCGACAGCTTTCCATCATAACTCTTACTATCCCAGATGGTGGCATCTTTGCCCGTGAACTTTTTGATTTCACGCTTCCAATTGACCACGACTGATAAAGGACAGACGATAATGGTTTTGAGTTTCTTGTGTTGGGCAAATCCAATAGCTTGTGCAGTCTTACCCAACCCAGGCGCATCGGCAATCAAGCAACGACCATCTGCTCGTTCGACGAACTTGACACCGACTTTCTGGTATGGATAGAGTTGGAGTTGCATCCCCTTAATGTCAAATTCTACATCTTCTTTCACACGTATTTCGTCTAAATCCTCACGGCGGTCTTTGAGTTTCTCCAGTAAGTTCAATACCTTGTCATCACATTTGATATTGGTTGGACCGAATACATTAAATGCTTTGGGGAGATGTACCGCAGGAAACTCCCACCACTTTTCTTCCCCGTTCCATTTCCGACCATCCACTTCATACTTGAACTTTGCCATCAAGTTGGGATTATATGGCATAACAACAACCGCAGTTTTACTATCCTTTAAATGAATAGTAACTGTGGTATCTGTAGATGTTTGTGGTGTATTGGTGACAGTCGGATTATTGGTTCTCGCTATCTTTAAGTGCGAGATATCTTCACCTTTAAGAGTCAATGTCGCCGCTTCTTTCCAGACTTCGGGAATCCCGACAGTCTGCGTCATCCAAGTTAGGTATGACTGATTATTATAATATATGTGGGCGAGTGAGTGTCCTCTGAACTTCCCGAATGTCAGTATCGCGTTATTCGCTGACTGATGTAGCATCAGTATTTTCTACCTTGACATATGTGAGACTATCTAAATCTAATCTCCACCCCTCACTTGGGTTAAGATTCAACATTCGCATCATTTCTTCATTTGCTTGCATAACTTGCTTAGTCAAATCAGATTGATACATTTTTAATAATTGATTATTACTTTCAATTAAACTACGTAATGCTGTTGGTAGTGGAACCGTTTGTGCCATAAATTACCTTTTGTTGGTGTTTAATTAAATTTAAAATATAGTTTATTATTTGTCAAGGGATGCTTGGTCGTGGAGTAGGTATATACAAGGAATCTGGACAACCAGCTAATGCTTGTGCTGCGCTACAGGTGGTTGGAATTTGCATACAGACAATACTATACTGTGACCCCGATGGGACATTATAGTTCGCACCTCGTATACCACCAATAAAAAACTGTGCGGATAATGAAGGTTCTAACGCCATACACCGAACAGTACCATCTGGACACGTTAGTATATTAGTTCCGTTTGACCCCGATGGTCCTTGATTTCCAGTAGCACCAGATACCAGTAATGACGGATTTGCAGCTGAAGCGGTTTGACATCCTTCCAAAGTTACATTTAACCCAGCAAACCCCGATTCTGGTGTAAATTTAGTTGTTGCTGCCCAAGATGCAGTAATTGCTGTGGTACTGTTTGACGTTGGTGCACTAGCGGTTGCTGCTGATAATGAATGACTTATGTTCTGTGTTGTAGTTGCTTGACTACCACCGAATGGAAAATAGTATGACATATTTAAATTATTTTATAGTGATTGCTCGCATGAACCTACTATTACTAAGTCGCCGTTTGCATCTGTGTTGTATACTGTTTGTTCAATCTGATATGCACCAAGTTTCTGGTCAAGCGCAGGATTCGTACACACCTCATTATAGAACATTGGACTTCCTGCTCCCAAAGTAAGATCTGTACTATAATACGTAATATAAACACCACTGTAGTCGCAGAATCTGACTCCTCCTACTCTATAGGATGGCCAGAAATCATACGGATAACAATTTGCTGGTGCTGATGAACAAGAAGCCCCACCTTTACTTTCATCATGCCATGAACTGGAGAGAAGATATACGCTATCTCCACGCAGACCAGTTACACCTCGTTGTCCTTGTGCCCCCTTTGGCCCAGATATTGGTCCTGCGTTAGTGCCCGCAGTTCCAGTTGACCCTCTTATATTTAATGCCAAACTTGCGGTTATAGGTACAGCAGCAAACTTTTCAATAAGTGAGCCGGATCTAGCGATACTAGCACTTACAGCAAATGCTACTTCATTTACGGAGATAGTATTCGGATAAAATTGCATGTTATGGTACTCCTACTGCTAAGGATACCCCACCAGCCGAACCACCAATTCCTTGAATTCCTATGTCGCCTGTAAGTCCTGGGGTGAAACTACAACTACCGTCTGTACCAGCAATTCCACGTGAACCAGAAATTGCAAACGATGCACTGAGTATGCGTGTTGCGAAACTCGCAGATGCTGCATAAGTTGACAACGAGGCAGTGGTCGCAAGTGTAGTATTATATATCTGGTTTAGCGAACTGGACCCAAATGGATAAAAACGCATAGGTTAATCTTCTAAGTTATAAATGGTAAGGTCTGCGTTTAATGAACCAGAATATACTGTGGCTACCGCAGATAAATTTTCTAGTATGTAACTGGTACGGTTGACACCAGGACTATAATTAGGGTCTTCCCAAGTAAATCCTTCCAATACAGGAACTAACGGATAATGATAACTTGCAGAATCAAACATCATATCAGCGATAAGTTTTGACCCAGAGTTTGGAACATTTCCGAACGGTCTGATTTGTTCTGCTAAAGGTACATCTTCAATATCCGTAGAATATAGTCGTAATCTACTAGCAAAATCAGTTACATTTTCTACGGTAAATCCAGTATACCAAGCGTATCCAGGACATACCATTGGTTGAAAATCATACGTTGGGGAGGTACATACTGGTGCACCGTATCCATAACCTGCTGGATATGGTCCATCAATAAATGTTCCAACAACCAAAGATGAAGTACCTGCTCCAACGGTAAAGTCGGCAGATACATATTGCCAACGAGGAGCAGGAGCGGTTCGTGCAAAGGTATAATCGGGTATTAGATTATTTCCAGCATCTGCGCCGATGACTAAAAATCCAATATCATAGTTACCAAATAATGTATCGTTAGCAGTACCATCATACGTGCCATATACCCAACCAGAAATTCTATACACATTTCCTACGTCTACCGGTAAGTAGTAGAAATTACCATCTTTCCAGAATGTTCCGGTACGTGTTGCAATTTGTCCAGCATATAATGTAGACCCGACTGGAATTTCTGGGAATTGTTGGGTTACTTTTGTTGGGTCAGTGGTTGTGTGTAATTCACTTGTTAGAGAACGAGTTTGCCAAAATTCCCAACCATCAAGATCAAACGATGCGAGCCCACGTTCCCATTGTTGGTCTACATTGAAATTATAAGTACCCTTAGCCTTCAAGATTGCAAAACTCTTTGGGGTGGTAATACTTCCACTAACTCCGTATATCGACCCACCTGTGACCAATACTTGTGACCCACTGATATGAATAGCCTCTTTGTTATCTTCACTGTCACCTATATTACTTAAAGCGTAGGTAGTGAGGGTAACATTTTGTAACCCTGACCCACTTAGATTATACCACACCTCCCCACCAGCGTTGGTGTGTCCGATTACCGGCGGTGCAAATACTAGTTTTTCTGTTGTGGTGAGATTGATATCTGCAATTAATCCTACAGATTGGGAAAGATTAAAGTTTCCAGCTGCACGGTTAGCATCTATAACCATACTGGATGAATCTGTATATAATCTAAGTCGTACTGGTGGGTTTGTGGACACCTTGGCATCCAATAACACAAATGCCCCACCCATTGTTTGGAGCGAGGAACTTGCAATATCAGGTGACCCCGCATCTTTAGAGATGACGGTTTCTGTCCGTGTATTTACGTTGCGTGAGAATTGGTTTATGAATCCCATACTGTGGTTTACTCTTAAAGTGTACTAGTATAAATATCGCAATACTAATAAATTACGTTATTTATCCCACTTCTCTTTAGGACAAGCTTCTGGGCCTGGTTTGGGACTGTATATTTTCTTTGATATTGGACACCCACATGCTCCACACACATAGAATCTGATAAGTGTTCGGAACTCTTTATGTTCACATCTCTCACAAATAGAACCACGATACTCAGCCAATTCTCGTTGTTCTGGTGTAGGGTTGGCTGCATGATGCCAAGCGGTAATGATTTCTTTAATATCAGGTATTTTCATAAATTTCACCTATTTTAGTTGCTATTGGTTTTTGATGCTGCCAACCATGATGAGTCATGTCAGATGAAGGAAAATATTGATAATCACGAAAAGAGGACCACCCGCCACTAACATTGTTGTAATCCAGATAGTGAGCTTGGGTGTTGGTGAACTGTTCTATACTTCTTACATCTTCTTCTTTCCAATAAATGCTAGGAAAAAAGTTTCTAACATCTATACCACTACTGTGTAACATAACATTTGTGCTCATATATGTCAAGACAAATTCATTACTGGAAATGCCTCGGTCTTGTAGTTCAGCTTTGTACCATTTATTTATGTTCTCATCACCATCAGTAACCACTGGATGTATACGTTGGTTTCCAAATTGCAGTGTAGTAAAATCACCATTATCACGAAACACTGTTTTAGAGGTTGGATCTGACCAAAAAATGATAACTCTGTCTGGACGCCGGCGATGACTCAACCAGGCAGTTAAGTTTATATTAATGTAGTTTGATCCAGTACCACCTTTTCCTAAGTTAACAAGTTGTCTGCCAGTATTTTTTTCATAATGGTGTACCCAGGTTTCTTCCTGCCTTAACCCTAACCCCTCCACACAACAACAACCTATAGCAATATCAAAAGATTTTTGTAGTTCATCCAATTCATAAGTACGATAACCAAAAGAGTTGTATTTGTAAAAGTCTTCTTCGAGGTGATAATATGGCCATATCTCTTCAGAAATCTCCAAATCACTAACTAATTTTACAACATCCTGATAGCGTTCACTATCATAGTTATTGTGAAATTTTCTAACACCTTGGTGTGGAAATTTCAACACCTGCCCAAAATAGCTTGGTGCAAACTCAACAGTTGGTAAAGTTCTTCTTATCAAAATGCTTCTTTCATATTTCATATACTAATAAACCTGTTATTAGTTTTATAATCTTGTATCTGAATATTCAAAGATTCCAACAATTTTATTTTTTCTTTGCTGGCCATCCCCATCCATAATTTTTCATGACCAAATAGTGCGTTGGGCGTGTATGTGGGACGAAGCACCCATGGGGTCACTACATCAGAGATGTCAGTAATCTCTATGTTGTTTCCTAGAGCCACATCAACTAGTTGTGCCCGTGGTCCTTCCAATTTCATGGACTCTGTATATGACTCAGTGAATTTTTGGAACATGAGAGGATTTTGCACATAGAACCAATCGTTGATGCTGGTCTTTACTCGTCGAATGTATCTATCAGATTCCCTACACACTTCTTCTCTAGTTCTCAGGCCAGTAACATACCATTGTGTGTTGTTACTTGGAAATTGTTGAGTGTCAGATATCTCCAAATAAACATCTGGGCGCATTTCAAATATTTGTGTGTAGGCATCCATTTTACCTAGTAATTCATAACCTAACCGACGTTGAGAATTCCAAGAATTATTTCCAGTTTCATCACGAACAAGTATTTTTATTGTGGCATTTCTGTCTTTGAAATCTTCTTGCAGTGTTTCTAATTGTGAGTCTGTGACACTATCTTCCCAGGACATAAAATACCAGTCAACTTCTGGATAGCGAGATTCAAATACGTGAAATGTTTGATGTTTACAAAAATTCCAAGTTCTGAACTGTCCACGAATAACAACTGCAATTTTATTTTCCATACCTAATACGTTCTTTCAAAATAGTGGTAGAAATAATAGAGGTGTATGGCAAATACACCAATTCAATGTAATGTTCTCGAAGCCATTCTTCAGTAAACATCATTTGTTTATAATAGTTTTTATGTTTCCAATCATCTCCAATTGCAATGATATCAGGTTGTACTGACAAGATGGTGGGCTTACTATCCTCACTTGACAAATTTTTTACTATACGAGTGACATATTTGCAACCCATTAAACTCTCATAACGTTCTGCGTATGACAGTATAGGTTTCTGATTTTTATATTTTTCTATGAACTCGTCAGTGTTTAATGCCACTATCACCTCATCACCTAACTCAGAACACTGCCGGAGGAAGTTCATATGACCATAGTGAAATAAATCAAATGTTCCTCCGGTATACACTCGTATCATATAATAACTGTTATATTATACATATTTTAAAAAGTACTACATCCACCACCAATACAAGCACATTGACCTTCTTTGAAACTTTCAGAACACGTATCAAAACAACTAGACACACATGCGTCCAAACGAACTACAACTGTACCATCTTCTTGATGACTATAATATTGATCTGGTTCACTTGAATCCACTTCATTAGGGTCTATATTGTACACACCAAAACGAATTCCTCGTATCTCTAACGATTGATTGTTTTCATCTAATGCTTCTAAAAACATACGATACCCACCAACTAACAAATCTGCTGGTGGTGAAACTACCAACTCACCATTACTATTTCTAGTCACCCACGGTAAACAATCTCGTACGTGTGTACCAAATAAAATATCATCGATACGTACGGCTACTGCAGGAGATAACACGGTTATAGGAATAATCAATTCCGTTCCACGTTGTATTTTGTAATAAACTTGTGTCGGTGAAGTGAATAATTCTTCGTGTGCTAGAGCTTGTGCTAAAAGATTGGGGGTAGTACCATATATTGTTTCGTTTCTAAACAACATATCCGGCAAACCTGCGGCAAGGAATTCACTTTGTATTTCTGCTGCTGTTTTTGTTGGATATGCGGAGATATATTGACAGATTAATCCACTAACTAGAGCTGCCGCAAATGATGTACCTGACCCCAACATAAGTCCACCGGAAACATTTGCATATTCTACATCTATTCCTGGCGCAGTAATATCTACATCAGGCCCCCAGTTTGACCCTGCAGCTGGACCCCAGTTAATTACTCTGTCGTATGCATCACATGCACCAACACCTATTACGGTGTTTAATCCCACAGGAGACAGTAAGTTTGCATCTGACACAGTATTACCTGCCGACGCAACTACTACCAATCCCGCGTCCTTCAATTCTTGAATTTTTAAATCAAGAATTTGACTTTTTGCAACTGACCACGAACAGTTTACAACTTTTACAACTGTTGGAGTTACATTGTGGTCAGTAAGTATTACATTGAACGCAGTTAATAAATCACTAACTGGTATGGGAACTCCACTTTGAATTTTTACTGATTTTAAGACGGCGTACTTAGATGCACCCACTACCATTCCCGCAACTAAACTAGCAATAGCAGTTCCGTGACCTATAATGTCTTGGAAATTTTCATCATATGAATATAAATTGTTTGGAGTAAGATGTGTTAGTTCTGGATGTGTCCAGTCGATACCGGAGTCCACAACATACACAACCACGTTATCGCCATAATTTCTTGGGGTATATACATTTCTCATAGGTAACATCTTACTGTTTACTCTATTTAATGCCCAAGCACCCAACACAGGCGTGGTTTCTATATCTTCCTCAACTACAAGTATTTGTGCAAATTGAGAAAAATCAGAACTATCCGAGGTAACATTTAAAACCTTAAGAGCTTCAAATGTTTTGTTAACAGTGATACCTGCGGAGGTAAGACTGGTAACAAGATTTGATGTGTCTCCGGTGTAAACTACATTATATACAGACATAAAATCTCCAAACTAGTGTATAATTAACTTTGCATTCCCCATACGCGTTCCATACAGAAAAAACAACCCCCACACGGAACATTTACTCCATCTTCATTTTTTACAGGAGCCCCGCAAGAAAAAGATAGATTAAATAAATCTAAAATATTTTCTTTCTGGTATATTTTATATAACTCTGGCTTTAACATTTCTATGAACGGACGTTTATGAAACTCATTATATTCAGTACCACGTACCGGCGGGGTATCGTACGGAATAATAACCGTTGGAACAAATACGTTTTCAGGAACCTTATTACACCCACTATACACATATCCTGGAAAGTCTATGAGTATCATTTCAACTGCTTGTCTAATAAATGTCTTTCCCCATCCATTTAACAAAATTTTCTTATTAAAATGTCGTTCTAACCAATTGTGGCAGTTAGTCATGTGTGGACTCTGAAAATCCAGCCTATGTTTCATAAAATGAAGAACTATCGGTATATCAGTATTTTGCTTTATCAACAGATACGCCAATAGTGAACTATCTGCCCCTCCAGAAAACAAAACATTTATTCTTTCACAATTCGCAGGTACATTTACTTGCATACTAATAAATATCGTTTACTTCCCCATTTCCTTCCGAATTTGGGTAGCAGAAATCGATTCAGTTTGTGGGTCCAGATTGATTTTCTCGACTTTATATCCCACATCCCGACCATAATAGACCCCAGTGATATTCGGGACAGACATTATATAGTATTTTCCACGGTACTTATTTTCCAGCTTCTTGTGGATTCCTTCGATAACCTCCACATAATTGAATGGGTTCTTTTCGTCGGTATTATAGGTGTCTCTGACCGCAATAAGTACCTGACCTTCCTTCTCCAAGATAGTCTCAAATAACTTCAAGTGCCCATCGTGGAATGGTTGGAACCGACCAATCATCAGTCCCGTAGGATTCTGCCAACCAAAATGTACGTCCACTTTCTTGATTTGTTCAATGATAATATCTGCTTGTGTATTTGTGTCTATCCATCCATTCACCAATACATTTACCTTTTCGGGTACCTCAAACACTCTATTGGTATCCTCAAATCTCCCAGCATCTATTGTATTCATAAACACAATAAAATCTGGTAAGAAGAGTTCACGGGTTTCTTCTGTGGGACAGACAAAATCTGCCACCGTATGATACGTTTCTGACATATCACAAAGTTCCCGCATCCGATATGCTTGACGTTTACGACCAGTTTCAGAAAAGTCCCAATCGTTGAACTGTTTCCGTACTTCGTCTGCATTGAAGTAAGCGGCATCTAACTTTTCCGCCAATACCTTAGATAATGTAGTCTTTCCAGACCCAGGCAATCCCATAACCAAAATTCTCATATATTATTCCTCGTTCTTATTAGTAAGACCAAATTTAATCCACTTATACCACGCCCGTTCGTGTAAAAAATAATTGACGGGTTTGACTATTAATTCTGTGGCCCCTATCGCGGATGATAGAGATATACTACCCGTAAATATATACGAAATAATAAATGTTGTCAAGGTACCTACTATTCTATATGTAATTGCTTTTGCAATATGTCTTTTTATATGAACTGTCATAATGTATTAATACACTCCTCATATAGTTTATTAAACTCATCAATATCTTCTAACATATCATCATCGCTGATAATTGGTAGTGTGTAATTATTATATACTGTTTCTGTTTTGTGTAACTTTAAAGTTTCTAATAAATAATTTGGATTGGTTATGATTTCTGTATCGTAAAAACTGTATTTACAGAATCGTTCTAGTCTCATATGTTTTTTGTATGCGAACACTTTTTGTTCTATTTTATATCTTTCAAATTTTAACTTACCTTTCAACTCCAATCGTTCTTCTCTTATACCAAAATAATTTTTTGTCACGTTGCCTATTAATGAACCAAGTATTTGTTTTCTAATGTTTTTTGGTTTTAAAAAAATCAATTGATACGGTGAATTATTAAACCAATTAAATATATTGTAGTTATAGTTAGTTAATAATTTTATCAATGGTAACGGTTTACTAATCAACAAACGTTGATAAATAATTTCTTGGTTTTCTAATCTAGGTGTATAATTTTTATTATATGGATTAAATGGTTCTATATCTCCGTAATCACAGTTTAAATTATTTCGTTTCAGTGCGTCATCAATTATGTGCCATGTAAGTGTAGAAGCAGTTTTAGGTAATGCAACTATACAATACATATTAATATCTCTATTATCATTGTATCCCTCTGTCTAATATATCTAGTTCTTTGAAGGCCCATTCTCTTTCCTTGCATTGCCAACAGACATTACATCTACCATATTCTAATTCTGTGCACGTATGAGTTAGTAATATTAAATCCATTATATCATAAGTTATATATCCTCGTAAGATATCTGTTTTATATAACTCAAAAAATGGTTGTAAATGTTTGGAATTTGTTCTTTTAGTACGATTGGGTCCGCCAGGCAATATATTTTCTGGATATGAATTTCCTGCAAAGTATAAAACATCGTACATTTCTTCTATTTCCTTTAAAGAATGGTTTATTATTTGAGAATGATATACTGATGGATTTCCTATCAACTGTGGTTCTGGTATGTTTTTATTTAGTTTATTATTTACCCACGTAACAATCGGTACGACGTAATGTTTCGCACCATCTGTTTTTGGAACAGTGAACGGAATTATTTGATTAGTTAAATTTTTAGCTAGTAGATATAATAATAATGCACTATCCATTCCACCAGACAACATTATACCTACCATATCAGTAGGTTTGATACGTTCTATTTTTAACAATTCATTTGTTATCATACAACATATCCAAAAATTTTTACACTAAGTTTATCGTATTGTTTGTTGAACTCATCAATATTTTCTAGCATATCTTCATCTGAATAGTATGGTGCCACCCGTTTATATCTTGTAGTAACTAATGGTAAATTCAATTTAGTTAATACGTCAGTTGTATGCGTGAATAAATACTCATCATAAAAAACATAGTCGCATCGTGTTTCATATTCCATATGAAGTTTGTAATGAAAAAAACGTTCTTCTATTAATTCATCAGAAAACTTTAATTTACCCACAAATGGCTCTCTTACATCCTTTCTATTCGTTCCGTTACTGTATGTTCTGAAATGTTTTTCTACCAGTGCTTTCAATAAACGTTTTCTATAATTTAAAGGTTTTATAAAAATCGTAGTGTATTTTTGGTGCTGTATGAATTTATCCGCTAACCACGGATAATGATTGATAACCATTTTCACGGTTGTCGGTGGTTCGTTATTAGTGAACTCTTCAAACTTATGTTCAATATCATTTAAAGTGTTGAACTCAGGATTGAATGGTTCTAAATGTGTACCTATGTGTCTTGGGTCAAGATATGACAAGCTACTATTAATTAAACTGTGTAAATATCTTGAGCCTGTTCTCGGTAAGTGGAAAACACAATACATTATTTATTCGTGTGGTTATATCCGTAGTCTTCCCCGCCATTTCCTACGAAATGCCCATCCCAAGTTTCTTCTTCATATAGCTTGTGATGTGAATATTCGTTGGATTTATAAGTACTTCTGTGTGGTGGATTGTCTTTATCTGGATCAGAAGTACTGATATAATAGAAGAACCTGATAGCACACCGACCAATATCATCTGGTGCATTTACCGCACTTACTCTGTGATATGGTCCGTGCTTAATATTCTCGTTGATAACAAATCTATTAAATCTTGGTGCCACCGATTCAATTAGTTTTGCGTTCGGATTAACATCTATATTATCATCATAATATTGAATATGTCCACCCCATTCGTCTTGCCAGTCTGGGGTAATGTACAACAATGATGTCAATTTTCTATGTAATCGGATACGGTCATTCCAGTTAAAGTCGTAATGGCACCCAAGTGTGTTACCATTTCTGATAATCGAATATCCCGAACCAACTAAATGTGGGTCTGGTAGTAATCCAACGATACCAGTCATTTGTTCTAGTTCATATAAGAACTCACCGGAGTGCATAATATCATATGTAATCCTGTGTGCGGTCGGTAAAGAAATCAAGTCGTTAAACTCTTCCATACGAGAACCCGCGCGAGTAAACACAGTCCATCCGCCCTTTGGTGCGTTTACACATTCTTCATATAAAGCCCGAACGGTGTTTTCGTCCAAGAAATTATCAATTTTAGTTCTGCCAAATCCATATTCGGATTTATTAAAATCCCATTCTGTTTTTTTATTTATCATAATCTGTGTTTTATGACCTCATTGAAAAAATTCCATTGTGCTTCGTGTATAGGATGTTGTCCAAATACATTTTTATCCGCCGATTGATACGTACCAAAATGATTTACTCCATACTTGTGTATAGTGTATTCATCAAGCCCACCAAACTTACTTTGCATGTGTTCATACAAACAAAATTTACTAAAATCTATATTAGACCACTCTCTGGGACATATCTTTTCTAATGTGAATGTGTCATTAAATTCTGGTATGTCGAAACCTTTATATTCAGAATATATATGTGATAATCTACCATCTTTTTTATAAACCCAACCATCTAATGTATTATTCATCAAAAACATTACAAATTTTTTATCTTTCAAAATATTTTGTATTTCAACAATAGCATTCAGATAATTTCTAATGTGTTCTTCTATTGGCTTGGAAACGTGTGAGATATGTTCGGTTTTCCACCACTCTGATGAAAAATTAGAGGACATTTCTTTTTCTTCTTGTCCTTCCGAGAAAAAACACCATTTATGGTCTTTGTCGAAAAATAAATTTCTAGGTTTTATTAATGTTGGAGATTGCCATTCTAATCCTTTTGGAATTTGTTTATTCAATCTACCTATTTGAGTTATACCCACAACCCAATTTTCAGTTGAGTGCTCTTCCGTACTTTCTAAATACTTAACCATTTCCAGTATTGTTTCTATCGAGGCACCATCATATGAAAATCTAAGCGTACTAGTTTTTTTATAGTGTTGATTTAAATCAAGAGCATAAGAACAACCAATAGAAAGTATAGTTTTCATCTTACATTTCCAATGTTTTTAATAAAAATTCCTTTATAAACTGAATACTAGCATACTCCGATGGGTGCGGGTCATAATATGTGGTTCCCGCAACTGTGTCATCCGTCCATCCCCTATATCTATCGTGTATCTCTATATTTGATCTAATCCATTCACTCATGCCGCCCCATTCTATATCTGACCAAAGGAAATATTCTCCATCTGGTAACTGTCTGGGAGGAGAACTCCATTCGTAAGGATCCTCAAATTGAAAACAATTTGATGCAATTATGTCCCACTGCTTTTTAGACTTAAACCAATGTATACCAAACGATTGAAGTTTATTTCTATGATAATCGTTTAACTCAGAGTCCTTCCACTCAGCCCATCCAATATACTGTACTAGTTTTATATTATTTTTATTGGAAAATTCTCTTGCTTCGGATAAGGTACCATACCATTCTTCCAAATAATCATACAATGGATTATCAGACGTTTCTAATATTTTATAATTTTCATCCCGAGGACGAGTAAGAGATGACCACTGTAAAATAGCTATAGAATCTGATTCTGCGGTTTTCTTAAAAGTATCAAAAATCAATCCGTTACCGGAACTAGCTAAACCGTGATTATGATAATCATACTTGTCCGTAAACAAGTTATGTAGTTTAAATGAACGAATGTTTTCTGTGAACGAACACCCATAATGAAATAGTTTTTGTTTCATATTATTTCCAAAGTAAACTTACAAGAATTATGGTTAGTGAAAGAAGTAGTTGTACAAACGTCTTTCCTGTAAATGGTTGATTAAAATGATAAGGATAAAGTATTGCTGCTACCATTATACCAGTAACGAAAAACAAAAATCTGTTTGACCACATCTCACCGTTGAATGCTTTAACCCCGTAATGAGATGCGGAAATCCAGAAAAATGCGGACGCTGCTGCTAGTATGTATGGCGTCGGCATTTTAATCCAATTAGGATTCTTAAATTGCCAATACATAATATACCAGTGACCAAATGAACCTAAAATAAATAATCCCAGAGAATAGAAAAAATAAACTAAATTTGTCATACGTAACTCTTAAAAACATTTTGTTCTCGTAAATCTTTGTATAACCAACTTCCACCACACGGAGAGTTCCAATCTTTAATTTTGTCGGAATGAAATATTTCTAATCCACGCTTGGCTTGTTCTGGAGTCATATACATATGCCAACCTACACACTCAAATTGGTCATCAACGTACATTTTGTTCTTATGTCTACCATCATAAATCATAGGGCGTGCCCATTGTTCAAACTCTTTATCGTTGGTCAGAATCATACCACCCGTTCCGATGTTCAAAATTTTCTTAAGATGAAAAGATAATATGGTATACTTTTCTTGGTACATTCCCTTATAAAATGCGGTAGCCGCATCAACAATAGAAGTATTTCCAATATTGTACAACCCTTGCCAATCAATATCTACGAATACTGGTGTATTTCCTGATAGTATAATTTGGTTCGGTACAGACACATATGTTCTCGCCGGAATATGTATGCGTTGATTTTGTATACCCAGATAGTGTAATACAAGTCGTATTGCATTGGTGTTGGAATCACACGCAACTGCATACCGTGACCCACAATACTCTGCTATAGTATTTTCAAAATGTGTAACCCAGTCCCACGAATCACTTATTGAATATTTCATTAACATTTTGTTGAATTTGGTTAAAGTGTCTATCTTTTATTTTGTAAATTAGATTATAAAAATTATTTTGTACCCTATTGTAATTTTTTACATAGAAATTGTGTAATTCTTCTAACGACATATTTTTAATAACTTGTAAATTTCTATCCAGTTTACTTAATGTTTCTGCTTTGCTGTTTACAACAGTGTTATCAAATAAATCATCGAACATATCAAATCCTAACTTTTTTAAATATTCAACTAGATTGGGTTGTCCATATATCAATGGAATATTAAACCCAGCGAATGCTTTAAATGATTTTTCTGATAAGGATACCACGTTTGTACGTTCTATATAATTTGTTTCAGATGTAATCGAAATATAACTTTGCCAAGAATATATAAAGGGAATTAAGAACGGTGCAGCAAATACCCCAGGTTGGTTCTTTGGTTCGTATGTTTCTAACAAATAAGGAACTTCAAGGTTAGATAATCTGGTTTCTAGTTCTTCTATGGTTATGTCCAACCAGTTAGCTGTTGTTTCTTTGTGTTGGTCATTCTTTAAAAATTTTGTGTAATCTAAATAAGAAAAGAAACCATCATCTAACATATTATGCGTTTTTATCAATTCGTACGCAGCTAATCTATGCGGTTTATGTATGCCATTTAGAAAATTAAATTTCTTAATTTTTCTTAGATTATAGTTCGGATGGTACATTCTGTACATCGATTCATAATTTTTCTGTAGGTAGGAATTTATAACATAGTATGGAAATATCTTTTTATTAAGTTCTTCATAATCATTTGTAGTGAACGAATTAACGACATAACTTATATTTTTTATACCTTTGCTAGTCGAGTCTACTAAAAATGTAAAATCTAATTCGTGGTAAAAAAATATAAAAAATACGTTCGGATATTTTTGACAAAGTTGTTCATCATATAATAATAATGACTGCTTGTCTTCAAATGCATCTAAATTACAGGCAAATACTTTAATATCTGTATTTTCTGTCAGTATTTTATCTACAGCCTCTGGGGAAATTTTGTTATTGCCTTCTATTTTATGTACCGCAATTTGTTTCCCTTTAAACAAAAAATCTTTAATAAAGTATTCTAATGTTACATATTGAAATGGTTCCTTATTACTGGGCCACTGTGAATCGAACGGCCAACCATCTATATCCAAAACATATATCACTCTATGTATCTCCCATATTGTATATTGGCCCAAACTCTTTCAAAAAAATAGAAAACAAAAAACCCAGTAATATTCATGTATATCGCATTGAGTAAATTGTTTGTAGTTAGGTTCATAGTTAAAATTAAAAATGAATTTAATATCGCAACCAATCTCCAACTAATAGTTTTAAACATAGTTCTTTTCTTAGTTTCTATTACTCCCATAAAAACTTCCAAGACTTAACTATATTATCATAAAAAAACTTTTGCCCAGTGGTAGATGGATGAAAATCACCTTTACCCACCAATCCTATCTCTTTTCCTAAATTAGATACTATGTACTCGTTCATTCCACCATTATCATTAAATCTCCAAAAATTTTCATCATAAATTGAATCTATTATCTTTTTATTTTCGTATTCAATTTCCGTAGTAATTTGCTGCCATCCCCAGAACATTATGTATGGAATCTTTTTGTTTTCCAATAGTGCCTTCGTCATCAATATTTTTATTAGAGATGCTGTATAAAAATGTGAAGAAGTTTCATTTATCACATCCATAAGAGGATTGTTACCTGTTACCTGCCCTTCTGGCTTACCAGTAACGTACTCCTCCATATGTGGTGCGAATTGTAATTCTCCATGCTGAACTACTCTATCGATGAAATCTTTTTTATTCAATGAATAAGACCTACCTATAGCTGACCATTGTATTATTACATAATCAACTTCAAAATTGTATCTTATTAATTCTTCGACAATAGATTGCGCAATCATACCTTGGCCAAATGAACTCTGCGCACGGTTTATGATTTTAAATTTTTCTTCAAATTCGTCCATCAAAAAATCCGTCCACGGCTTCCATTTTGGTTTACGACTTTCTGTTGGAGGGCCTTGATACTGTGAGAAGGAACATCCTCCTATTAATAATTTTTTCTTCATGTATTCTCCGGCAAAAACCAACCTTTATTCAATAGATTCTTATATATCGTATTTGCTATCAGTTGCATGCCCAGCGGTCCAGCATGACCTCCATCGATATTCCAAGCTGTTCCTATTTGCTTGAATAAATACAATCCCCAAAGTACTACGTCATCTATCTTATATTTTGTATCTATAGAATCAAATATCCATCCTGCTTTTATATTTTTAAAATCAAAAATAAAGTCAGTATTTGCGTGAGTGGTGGTTGGTTGGGTTGACCAGAATCTTTTTACCATTTCGTAATCATCGTCGGTATCATAATAATTTGTAAAATTTAATTTATATGACAAAAATGGAGAATACCCATCAACAATTATATGGTCAAGATTTAAATTTTTAAGGAACAAGTGAAACGAATTTATTCGCATAGCCCAATGTAACATGATTTCCTCAAAAACTGCTTGTACATCTAACATGCCTTCTTGCAATTTCCAGTAAAATGAACCTTGATTATGTCGGTCTATAGAACGCTTATGCTCTGGAAAAATTGATATTGCTAATTCAGACATAGATACATCTTTGGTAGTATATATCCTTGCTTTGTCTTGTCCAAAATATGTATACCAATCATTAAATCCATGAAATAACACATTGATAGGTGACATATACTTTATGTTCCATTTTTCCCACACATCTGTTCTACATGTAGAAACCTCTTCGTAGTTCACTCGCCTATCCAACATTGATTTTTGTAGTATGAAAAAACATTCATCAAGTATACTTTTGTTATTTTGTATAAATGATGTTATATTTGTTTCCACCGAGTACCAACCAGTAGCTGGAGTAGACAAATTTATTAGTGTCAGTCCTAACTTATCTGCTAATAATTTCGCATAAGTTTGATTGGCAGGACAGTGCTGACCGTATGATAACGAACATCCACACACTACCAAATATTTATATTTCTTCATGTTACCAGCTAATTTCCCAATCTTTAAATTCAGCCGCTAAACAATCAATCTTGTAGTCCTTCCGACCACCAACGATTTCTTGAATCTTGTTCTTGGCGGTGTTACGAATACCATTGATACCGTGGGTAAGTTCAAGATTGTTACCCTCCTTGATACCCTTACGATAGTTTGATTCGTTATGCCAAATGTGTAGATTCATCTGTGCCAATACTACAATAGCACGAATAGTTTCGGCGGTAATCGCACCTTGCTGTTCGTCCAGTACTAGTTGAATATCGTGAACAATATCTTTAATTTCTTGTGAATACTCACCCTTATGTTGTGGGATGAATACTTCTTTCAGCTGCGAAATAGATAGTCTATCCACAAGCTCTGCTAAGGTGGGCAAATACTTTCTTTCACTCATAACACTTCCTCACTTTATTATAATAAAATTATTTAATACTAGTACGCCAATATCGGTACTTATAAATGTATCATATGCCATGCGTGGTGTCAAGACCATCGTTTGACCCCGAACATTAAATGATGTATTCAATAGGATGGGTGGATTACCCGATACTTCTGAGAACTTCGTAAGTAACTTATGGATGGTAGGGTTCTCAGCCCGTTTCACACTCTGTATTCTAGCCGTACCATCGACATTTGACACTTCTTTCAATAAGTTTCGATGTTCTTCCTTGACATTAACCACTTGGTTCATATACGGAACATAGTCCTCTTCGTGAAAATATTCAGATTGAATATCATAGCGGACCATAGGTGCAAACGGACGAAACCCTTCTCTCTTCTTAATGATACTGTTTACCTTATCTCTGGTTCCATCGATGAATGGGTTTGCTAGGATTGACCGATGCCCTAATGCTCTTGCACCGAATTCAGACTTACCTCTGAGCCACCCAACTACTTTCCCCTTCTGTAATTCTTGGGAAACCAGTTCGTATAATTTACTATCACTGACTTTCTTTAGCTTTACTCCTGGTAGTTGGTTGATAATATCTTCGTCAGAATATTCTGGTCCTAGGAACGGGGTTTCTTTTACCCGATGTTCAAATCCATTTTGGTGTCGTAAATATCCTAGTACGGCACCAACAGACGACCCAGCATCAGATGGAGCGGGTGGTATCCATAATTCTGTAAACGGAGTGATGTTCTTTATTTTACCGTTAGCCACCCCGTTGTATGCACATCCACCACCGAGGCACAAGTTTCTGATATCGGTTTCTTTGGCTACTTGGTCTAACAACGAGAACAAATTATGTTCGTATACCAGTTGAGTTGCTGCGGCAATATCTTTATGGACTTGTAATATTTCTTCTTCTGGGAGTCTATTTGGGATTCCTAATTCCTTTGATAAGTTCTCATTGAACATTACTTCATTAGACTTGTCCCATACAAAGTGTTTCATACTTAAACTACTAACTCTGTCGTAGTATATGTGAGGATTACCAAACCCAGCTAGCCCCATCAACTTATATTCGCCGTTGTTGGGTTTGAACCCTAAGAACGAAGTCATCGCAGAGTAAAATAGTCCCAATGACTGTGGGTATTTCATTAGTGGTTTGAATGTAAATTTACCGTCTTTGACAATCGCTACGGTTGCGGTATCTGTTTCCCCCACACCATCGACCGATACAACTACTGCATCTTTGAACATAGATGTATAGTACGAATAATATAGATGGGAATGATGATGTGGCTGGTAATAGACATTATTCCCAACCTCTTTTCGTAGAGTTTGGGCATTCTTATACCAGTTTATCAAGGATTGTTTAGTAAATGAAAACGACGAAATAGGATGTCGGATGTAGTTTTTGACTATTCTGCCCAGCTTTAGTGCTGGGGTTTCGTAGAAGCAAAACTTTTCTATTTCATCTAAACGTATCTTGTACGTGTCTAATATGTAACGCAATCCGTTGTGGGGGAACGACGAATCGTGTTTTTTGCCAGTAAACCTTTCTTCTTCACACGCAAAAACCAATTCACCATCCTTGAACAAACAAATAGACGAATCGTGATAGAAACACGATATTCCAATTATGTACATCAAACCTCCTTAAATAAAAACTCCGCCCATAACTTGTGGGACAGTTTATCGGGGTGATTTCTAGGTAAAAATCCACCCCCGTTCTCCTTTATATAATTATACATCGTCTTGCTTCTAAACGAGTTTGGAGTGAGTTTTAACAAAGAATTTGTCGATAATTGGTAATTTTTTCTACCAAAAGTGTCTATTTTATCCGTTGGTTCGTATAAGTCTTCATATTCATAGAACACATTGAAAAAATAATGAGGAATTGTATTTACTGTAAGAAATGCATGTAAAGCATTAATATGGTTTAGCGTTCGTATATAAGATGGAATAAGTTCTGTTTGATGCAATACGAACTCATCTTCTGTAGTTCTATGTAAGTCTGGATTGCCCCACTTATCATATCCTGTCCACAATCTTTCTTGAATGTATTGTTGTCCGTTCCACCATTCAAATCTGGTAGGGGAGGTCCACCCAATAATTATAAGGATTTCATCTGCGCTGACCCAATCAGATTCTTCACTCCATATTTGTTTAGTGTCTAACCAATGAGAGACATCTCTCATCGTTTGTCGGTAGATATAGTCGTTTGACACCCCAGCAGAAGCATTGTTGCAATCAACCATTTTCAACTTATCTGCTAATAACTTTGAAAATCTTTCCTCTGTTTTGTTTTCTAATTCTGCTCCCCAGATAACGGAATCTCCATTGGAATATAGTACTTTCATATCATCGTAGGCTTTTTCCACTAAGCCTTTCCCAAAATTTCAATTCTGTTTCTCCGCAATCACCTATCATAATATCTAATAATAATTTTCTATTATGTTTAATATAGTGATAGTTTTCTTTTCTAAATTTGTTTAATTCTTCAATAGATGTGTTTGCTACAAACTTTGCTATTTTTGAAACCGATTCTGTATTTTGACTTAAGGTATTTGTTAAATAATCTATGTCAAAGAACTTTTTAAGATAACTAAAGTCAAATCCAATTTTTTCCATATTTCTATAAAATAATCCATCGGTTATGATGAACGGAAATACTCCCCCAAGTATAGGCACTATACATTTTTCACTGAACTGTATTTCTTTTAGCAGTTCATAATCACGTGTCATATCATATTCATAATATAATTGTCTTTCCGTTTCGTTTGTTATTGAAAATATGCATTGTCTATGATAATTTATAATATCCAATAACACTTCACTTGCGTTTACTTGTTGTGTTTCTCTGGTCCAAGAATCAATATACCATGGGAGTTGTATATCCGCATACCTACGTATATCATTTTTCAAGTTACGAGAAAATAGAGGTTCATTTGATGGTACATTTACTCCACCATCCTCTCTCATAGAAATTATGTTCTCTTTTCTTAGTAAATTGTGGTCATTGTATTCTTTTAATATTCTATCAAATACCAACAATCTATTAAAGGTAACTTTATTATTCAACGAAATTAGTTTTTTGTTTCTAAAGTTATCATCCGGTTTATTAAAAACATCTACATCCACTATACCCTCTGAGGCATCTAACGCAGCAAATGATCTAAGTTTTAATTCCAACGGTACAGTATTAGTACATGGATAGTCTGTTATATTACAGTCCAGATACCATATCTGTGAAGATTTTATACCATATTCTTTTTCCATAAAATCAAGAAAATGTATAAATGTTGTTGTAAATACTCTTTCATGAAACAGTTTTATAAAAAATCTTTTTCCCTTCTTATTGATTTCCCTCAACCATGACCAAGTTTCATCAACTGATTTTACATAATCTTCCATTTTTTGGAATGTGTCACTATAACCTACGATATTGTGAAATACACCAGAATGTCTGAGTACATGCTCATAATTGAATATGTTCATATCACCCAAATATATAAAATCTGCATCTTCAACATTTTCTACTCTATCAAACTTTATTGATAAATTTTTTACATAGATATTTCCATCTAAATTATACGAATGTTTGTCAGAATAATATTTGATGAAATTGTTGTATCTGATATAATCCGTGATTATATCTGCTACGATTTGATTTCCCTTGTAACCTATGTGATTATCTTCACTATCAGTTTCATTATATATTAAAATTTCAGAATATCTTGCATATTCCCATACACAAGTAGGACCGGTTGTTGCCCAACCATTAGGAGAAGCTTTTGCTATTGCTTCTTTAAATGCATAAAATAGATTACATTTTTTCGGAATAACTTTTTTAAACTGTTCGTACAATCCAAAATCCAAATGACTTGGCATTGAAACAAGATAATCTATCTTTCTACTGTTTAAAAATTCCAAAAATAATATTAATCGCTTGAACTCAGATTTATATTGCTCATCTGGATCATAAAAATTAGAGAAATATCCATCTATCGCTGACTTATATTTTAGATTCCAGTCGATTTGCTCCTCTACATCGTCTTCGAAATATTCTTTGACCAGAGTAAACGGGTACTCTCCTTGTCCATTCCTATGTGCGTTCAACACACCATAGTCTTGCCATTCAAAAACATACCAATCTAGACGTATACCAACCTGTGGTTCTAATATAAAGATTGTTTGGTCTACTATATCTTCATTAGCTAATATCCAATCTAGGGTGGTTCGTATCAATCTATCGATACCACTACCACTTTTAGCTTCGTTTATTAGTTCAAGATTCAATTTTTTTGCGATAAAATAAGGATAAGAACACTCAATTTGTGTATCGGGCAATTTGATTCCTTTTTGTTCATAAAATGGCCGTACATCCGTTCTTTTTTCTATTGGTTCAAACCCACCACCTGCAGTCACGGAAGAACCATTCGCATATAGATATTTCTTTTTGTATAAGTTCATAATTTTATCAACTTAAGAAGTTCTGTTCTAACAAATATTCCCATCATTTCAGCGGAAGGATGTCCCCACGAATTTCCACCAGTAGCATATAAATACTCTTCAAACGTTTTTGCTTTATATTCATCGAACTCTTGGAATACAGGTATATTATCATCTCTAGTATCTATGGCCCATTCCAGTAATCCCTTATAATTTTCATGATGCCAGTGTCTATCAGACTTTATTGGTAACTTGTCAAGGTATGGTTTTAAAACTTCAATTTTATCCATCCAAATATCTGTGGTTGGATTACCATATAACTGCAAGCTATTACCATTTTTTGTAAAATTGGACTCCGATTGGTGGGAAAAGTTATCCCACATATTCATGTAATACGCATCAATGCCCAATTCTTTACAAGTTTTTTCTAGTAATAACCACATTTCTAACCAAGGCATAACGGTATTGATATGGTTATCCCACATAATTTCCGCTTGCCAGTACTTTATCGCATTATATATACCAAATTTTTCTATTGCACTACCAGGTCCCATCGGGGGGTCAAACCCACCTGTCAAATAAAACACTCCGGGTGTTGTTTCCCAATTATTATGATAGACCAATGTGTGCCCCATACTATGAGAATATTTATCCATCTGTCTACTCATATAAATTGCTTGTCTAGTACCAGATGACCATTGGAGTATAATCTTTATATCTTTTGGGTCTATGTTTTCTTTCAACAAACGATTTATGTGATATAATATAATTCTACACATTGACACATTATCATTAGTTGCTCCACCATAATTTAAAACACAATACTCATTTCCAAGTTCTTGCTGTAAATAATACGGCCAAGAACGTCTTTTGTGTTCCGTATCTTGTTGCGGTATATCTGGATTCAATCTTATATTGTTTGTAAATGAACATCCCGTAGCTAATATATATTTCATTTTGTTCTATAGTCGTATGTTAGTTATAGTTTTGTAATCGGTTCCGTGTAAATCATCTAGTTTTGTAACCAATTCATTAAGTAAACTGATTTCATGTGTAGGTGAACTATTCATATAATTTACTATCGCCGTCAACTGACTTTTTGTAATCTCTGATGAAATATTATTTATATTTTTTGTAAACATATCCGTAATTCTTCTTTTATCAGTATCGGACATATTGTTTACTGACATCAATGGACCCCATGCATAATAAAAATTAATACAATCTTCACTATCAATGAATTTATTTTCCATCATAAAATTTATAAATTCAAATATGTGTTCTATGTTAAAAATTGTAGTAGTGTACTGAAAACTATACGAAATATTATCTATTTGTCCTGTTGTTGACTTTGATATTGCGTATGTTTGTAATTCTTTTAAGTTTTTTATAAATGTAGTATGATTAAATCCAACTCGTTGGTATTCTCCTACATTACCGATTCCGTCACATGATATAGCTAAGTGTACGCGTTTAAATTTCTTCCAATACTTCACAAAATCATAATCACGATATTTCAAAACTGACAAGTTGGTATTATAGTGCATCGATAACTTTTTACGAGCACCCAATCCATTAGTGTCATTGGTATCCTCTAAATTTTCACTTAACCAAACCAACAAGTTGTAATGCTTCTCATTAATTAATGGTTCACCACCTGCAAAATATACACTCTTTAAATTTTTTAAGTACGGTAGTAAATCTTCGATAATTGTTTTACTTGCTTCTATTATCTTTGTGTTCTCGTTTGTCGCATATATATGATGATTTCCCACTTTTATTTTCTGGGAATCCTCATACCAATGGGAAGAAAAGGAATGATTACACATTCTACACTTAAAATTACATAGATTAGAAAATCTAATATCGATATGCTGAAACTCGATAGGTACAGAATAATCTTCGTGTATCACGGGAGTAGTCCATTCACATGGACCACCAATTGTAAGATTGTTATTATAATTATGTCTAGGGGAAAACTCCCCCGCATCCTCTTTTTTATAGCATATATCACACATCTTGTTACGTTTTCCCGTTAACATATCTTTTCTGAGTTGTTTATATTCATCAGAATTAAATATATCCTCTAGATTTTTATCCCGCAAAGATTGTTTATTGTCAAATCCACCTGCGATACAGCAAGGCTTTACCTCACCGTCTGGTTGGGTGTAGAAATGTACGAATGGCAATATACAAAACGTTTCTTTATTATGCATGTAATATCAATGCTTGTACACGAACGGATCACGCTTTCTTAATTCTTCTAACCGTTCTTTGTATAATTTTTCTAACTGCTTCTTTTTTTTCTTTTCTAAATAAGAATTGTATATTTTTTTAATAAACTTAAACATAATACTATTTCTCCTATTGTCTTTCTTCTAAAAATTGTATAATAGATTTTGCTAAATGTTGATGTTGTTTTAATGTAGGGTGACCGTTTCCAGTTTTCACAAACTGCTGTGATATGTTTTTAAATTCGAATGAATTCTCCCACTTGGTCCATATTTGATATTTTCTATCATCTTCTCCAATTAAAGGAATTCCTTTTTTATCTATAGGTATAATTGAATTGTGTAATTTATAACTTGTTTCGTTATCCCATGAATCTATGTAATATATTTTTCGTTTCCCAGAAGCTTCCCAGTGTAAAATATGATTGACATAAAAATCATGTACTAAATTGGAATACCAGATTCCTCTTACATTAATAAGAGCATCTAAAAAATCGTTGTCAGTTGCCTTTCTATTTGTTTTTTTTTCGAAAAATATTAAAGCTTCTTTTTGATTATCAGTTAAATTACCATTTATAAGTGCTGCTATAACGTGTTCTACTTGTTCAAAATATCGATGATATCCCGTTGCTTTACAAAAGTCACACACACAACTAAAACTTCCATGAATAGGCTCTCGGTCAAGTATAGAAAATTGAATAATAATGGTGTCAATTCTTATATCAGGATCAAATAAAAACTTATGTGCAACATTAATATACCCCGCTACACATCCTCCATTTGTGTCATTAACACAATCAATTTTACCAAAATGATTAGCAACTAATCTAGAAAATCTATTTTCTTCACGAAAACGAATACCATCTTCGTCTTGTTTAGTTGATAATGTTGGCCAACCATTTTGTTGGGTTCGTTCTTCAATCCATTTAGGTGTATCACAATAAAGTTCTAATCCCTCTCCCCATGTAAAACTATCACCTAAAAATAATATTCCATTTTGCATATTAATATACCTCAGGATATTCGTTTATGATATAGATACCTGGTGTGTTTATTGCTGTATTATAATTTTTTCTTACACTTTCTACTGTTGTGCAATCTAGTAAGGTTATCGTTTTTAATATTTCACCAAACGGCTTTATGTAATTTGCCTTATGTTGATGGCCCGGGTCCAGAGGTTTATCCGAACCTTTACCAACACGTATAATCACATGAACATTTTTACCGGTCATAAGTGTGTACTTATCAAGGTGATTTACCAATTGGTTCATCGCAGAAATTACAAAGTCCCACCGTGGATAGAAACTTACTACTAATTTACCAGCCATAGCCATACCCAGTGTCATTCCCATCTGAGTTTCTTCCATAACGGGAGTTTCTATCATTCGTTCTTTTGGTAGTCCCTCAATTGTTTTTGACATAGGATTACCGTAGTACACGATTTGTTGACCGATGAAAACTGTTTCTGGTTTATCCATCAACAGTTTCATAGCATTTGTTAATTCATCTTTGTAGCTCATGGCTGTGAATTTGGGTTGAATTGGTGCTTGTTTTCCTTGTACCACCGCAATGCATCTGCCAAGCCACTACGTAAGTCATACTTGGGTGACCATCCCAAGCTCTTTAACTTGGTGTTATCAAGTAATCGAACTGGAATCATTGGTGCCTTGTTGTTTACAAAGTTGACTGGATTTGTGTTACCTTCAATTTCCTTGATGGCATTCAAAACTTCTATAACAGTATATCCCTCTCCATACGACACGTTATAAATGTCATAGGTGTCTACTTTTTCAGCCACGGTAATAAATCCACTGACCATATCATCAACGTGAATTACGTCACGGACTTCTGTACCGTCACCCCAAACTGGAATTGGGTTGAGTCCATCTGCTACCTTACGGATATTAGCTGGTGTTACGTGACACTTTTCATAATCATACTTGTCATTAGGACCGTATGCGTTTGAAGGTCTGATAATTACACATTGCATAGGATTGTGGATTTGATTAGAAAAGAAATCACACAAAGTCTCACAATAACGTTTCATCCAACCTACCGCTTTATAGACTGGAACGATGTCTGGGGTTTGAACGTTTGTATCTTCTTTGCAAGGAATGTCACCCATATCTGGATACGTGGTATTTGATGAGATGAAAATAAACTTACGAACCTTATTCTTCCAACTCTGTTCCATAAGGTTCACATTCATTTCAACGTTTGGAGTAACGTGAAGAAGAGGATTGAACTTGGTATCAAGAGCGTTCGACGTATTAGCTGCACAATGAAATACTACGTCAACGTCTTTTGATACTACTTCACAAAAGTCTGCATCTTGTAAGTTACCCTTAATATGTTCTATATCTGATAAAGTATCACGTAATTCTCTATTCCAAGATGTAGCACGTAAATTAGTATACCCGGTTTCATGTAACATCTTCAATAAACGTGAACCAATAAATCCACTAGCTCCAGTAACTAAAATCTTATCTGTCTTATTCATAACTTACTTCCCTTTAAAATGTGTTAGATAGTAATCTATAGTTTCTTTCAATCCTTCTTTTAATGATACTTTTTGTTTAATACCAAACGATTCTGCTCGTTCAGTACTCATCAATCTCTTGGCATCACCATTTGGTTTTGTAGGATCCCATTCGATTGCAACCTTAACACCGTACATTTCTTCATATATTTCCACTAAAGTTTCTGCAAGTTCCTTAATCGTCACTCCAGTTCCACTACCCAAATTGATTGGTTGTGTGATACGTTGTTCGTATGCTTGGATGATACCATCAGCTACGTCACCTGCATAAATGAAATCACGAATAGGCGAACCATCACCCCAACATACTAATGGGTGTTCCTTTTCGCCAAACAATCTCTTAATTAATGAAGCGATAACGGTAGATTCTAGACCAAAATTATCGTGTCTGCCATAAATGTTGGCGGGTCTGACAATAGATGCTTTGTTCCAATTATAGGATACTTGGTATACTTCGGCTTGAAGTTCCCCAAGACGTTTAGCCCAACCAGCATACTTATCTTTTTCTGATGGGAAGGTCTTCCACACATCATCTTCAATGAATACTTCTGCGGGTTGGTATACGCCTACGGTAGACGTAAAAACGTACCACTCGACATCTTCGAGTCGAGCGGCTTCCATCATATTGGTATTAAATTGTAACATTGGGACGAAGTAATCTGCGGGTTGTTCCATCGCTCTCTTGGGGGAACCCTTTACTCCGGCTATATGAAATATTATATCTTGACCTTTTACGACTTCTTTACATTGACTAAATTCACGTAAATCGGCTTGGATGAAATTATAATTATCTTTATACCAATAATTTTCTTTATATTGTTTAATTTGATTAGTTGGTTCTACAATATCTACTGCGGTAACTAATGCCCCACGGTTTATACATTTTGCAATCATGTAGTTACCAACTAAACCGTTGGCGCCTGTAATCAGAACCCTTTTACCATTCATTTTGTATTTCCTCAAAAATAACTTTTAATGTATCTAACTCTAAACTATAAAACAAATCTCTGTTGTGTATGCAGATTTCTTTCGTACTTCTATAAATATCATTCAACTCTTCTATACTCTTATTATTTAGTTGTTTTACTAGAGAAATTAGAGATTTCATTCTCTCAACTGGGTCTTTTATGTCATCGTATGATTCATCCCAAATATCAGAAAAAGTTTTAAATCCGTATTTTTTTAGCTCTTTTAAATATCCATGAGGTCCGAATACAATAAACGGCTGATACCCTAATATTGGTTTCAGTATCTTTTCCGATAAAAACAGTTCATTATCTATATATTTGGTTTCCGTAACAAGATGAATACAACTATCTAAAAATAAATCTTTTTTCAAAGTATTTGTAACTGAAAATCCATGCTTTTTTTCTGTATTTTGTGTATCCAATTCAATTGGAAGCTTTTGGTTATAAAAATCTATATCTTCTTCTGTTAAAATGGTTTGATTATAATTTTCAATGAAGTGTTGATTTTCTTTAAAATAATCTATAGGCCTGAGAAAACTAAAGTATGAGTTATGAAATACACCTTTTATGTATTCATATAACAAAACAAATCTATGTGCTCTATCTATATTTCTATTAAAACATAAAAACTTTTTACTTCTGAAGTTGTCTAATTCACTTACTTCTATATGTTTACTGACATACCCGAGATCATTATTGGTGTCATAAAACCCATCCTTTGTCCACGTTGCCTCTTCTATAAAATAATTAAACGTATAAATTTTATTGGTAAAATTTGTTTTAAGCTTTGATAATTGTAAATTACTATCTACATAAATTAATTTATCAAAATCCAAATGCCTATCCTTTAGATAATTTAGGCACTGTATATATTGATTCTTAGCAGTCGGGTCCGCTAAGTTTATTATTAATAACTTTATGTCATTGGTATTGACAAAATCAAAAATTTCGTTAGGTATTTCTTTAATTCCCATACCGCCTTTGGAAATTTCAATCGGTAGTATATTTTTACACCCATCTTTAATTGTCCCACTGAGGCTATACTGAAAGTTTTCCTTTTGTATATAATTAAAAAATGGTCCAGATGTGCCGAATAACCCATCTCCATTTGCTGTCAACGTGTCATTGAGGAATATAAAATTTAAAGACGTATTCATATTAGTCCTTTGCAATTACTTTTTTAATACTATCTCTAGTATAATAGTTATCGTGATAAAAAATGTCCATCAACTCTACGTTTTTGATAAAATCTTTCGTACACATAAGACTAAACAGATAGTCTGAGTATGTGGCTGAGTTATACTCAATATCTATGTTATTCTCTAACATATCTTTTATAAACCGTTGTGCTCCTAGAACTATTTCTTTTTTCTCTTCAAAGAATTGAACTTGTTCCTCAAGTTTTTCATTTACAAATTGACCGTTTACTATGTCTATATAAGAACCGACATTATCTATAAAAACTGATTCAAAAAATATAATATTTTTTGGCAACATAGTTGTTTTAAAATCATAGAATCCAGACACATTTTTCAAATATTCGTTACCTTTAAAAGTAAAATATCTACCTTTAAATGTCAACCCATATGCCTTTTGAATATAGTATTGTGTGGTTCCTTGATATCCACTGTCAACCATTACAATGTCTTTAGAATTAGCTACTATACTACTAATGTATGTACTGTATTCATTACGTAAGTATTTAGCCTTATCCAAAATTTCATCTATATAATTGTCTAAAAAAGGAGTAGTAATGTGTGTATCTAATACATAATCATGTTCAACTTTAGGACAGATTCCAAACCTATCTCTCAATAAATTGGATAGATGACCAGAATATCTATGTAATTCAAATGTTTTGTATATATCTTCTCTAGTAAAACATGCTGCCATAGAGGAAAGTTTTCTTGAAGTTTTAAAGTAAACTGACTCTGGCAGTTGGTATTTTTCTTGAAACATTTTATACATTTGTTCAAGAAAAAATCCTTCTCTGGAATTAAACAAAATTTTATCGCAACCATTTACTTCACGTTTCAGCCAAACAAAAAAATTAAACAATAAAGGTCCAAAATATATGTACCCCAAATCTTCAAATGATTTGGGGCTTCGCAAATCTTTACTTCTCAGTAATAATTTTGTTTGGTAATCTATCGATTTCATAATCTACTTTAAATGTTGGTATCCCATATGATGACCACAGTTCTATTATTTCATCTCTGTCATCAAACGCACAAAACACCCTATCATCAATAAACGCTTCATACATTTTCTTTTTTAATTCTACCGCGGGTATCTTATGGTCTTCAGCGCTCCGCATGTGTAACTCATCGAATGGTATATCATACAAGTTTAACCATTCCTCAGTAGAACGCCTTACAAATTCAGGTCTAGCGGTAAACATTACTATCTTAAAATTTTGACTTTTATACCGGCGAACATTGTAAATGGTTTGCCAAATAGGTTCATCAGACATAACATTTTCGTGAGCATAGAAAATATCCCAATCAAATACTCCATTACTATCTGTCGCTAGCTCAGTTCTTTTCTTATGGGTACCAACCGTACCGTCAATATCAACTATAACAATCATTGACGTACCCCTTGTTTTTCATAGCTAACTGGTATTTTTATTCCAGTATTACATCCATTACAGTTATCACAGAATGTAATGTATCCCAAATTTGTATATCCCAAATCAAATTTTAGAAAATCTTCCCGAGATACCGACTTTAAGTCTACATAATCATTGTTGTTTTGTGGGAACAATTTAGTTAATACCGCGCTGGTGTTCAAGTGACAATAGTAGAATTTACCTTCATTTAGTCCACGGAACGGAGCTGTACAGCTATCAAAGTGTTGTATTAACTCATCTTCTGGTAGGTTTTTCTTTACTCGTAAATCACCAAAATCATACCACTCTATATTATTTCGAACATAATGTGTGATATTATTGTTCTGGTAATTCTCTATGTTTTTGGTTACTTTGGTCTTAAGTTTTTCTAGTTTATTGGAATAGTCGCTGACACTCAATATTACATCACTATTTCGTAATAATTGCATAGTGGTATCTTTTGGAGTGACCGTGCCGTTGGTAGTGATAATAAACTTATCTATTCTATTGATATAATTGTACACTATATGCTTAATCACAGCATCTATGTTAGGATATAAAAACGGTTCTCCTCCGACCAGATGAAGTATACTTACATAATCTGCCTTAGTAAATAACAAATCAATATCATTTATCATAATATCCGCATCTCTATGTGTGGGGGTTTCATAATGCGGTATAAACATATTACAGTGAGAACAATTCAAGTTACAGCGTTCCGTAACCAATATGTCTGTCTGAAATATGTGGACTTTGTTTTTATGTTCGAACGGCCAAATAGCTGCTATATTTTTGTACCAAGTAAATTTTATGTTTCTTTCTCCTAAGTACTTTTTATACTCGTTTCTAAATTCGTCAGTTGTAATAATGACCTTTGCTTCGGAATCATTAAAGTCATCTATATGAACTAATCTTAAGTTATTACGTTTGTTATCTATTTTCTTGGACTGCCGATAGAATGAACTTATTTCTTGTATACTGTCAACTGTCGTAGAACTCTTAAGATTATGGTCAACTATATACTTTATCTTTAGCGTTCCTTCTCCCATCAACAAATCCAAACTTCTGATAAACTGAACGCACTCTTTACTTGCCCCAAATAAAACATATTCGGAGTCAGTATCCCACTCTTTTATAAATTTTTTAAAGTTGTGCTGTTCAGAATTATACCGCATAAACTCAAAACACTACCCATTTTCCAGTGCCGTAATGAGGATATTTTGACTTGTAATTATAATAAATAACATCCTCTGGAATATCCCGTAGGGTATAATTCCAAGTGGCTTCTGTTGGTGTATTAGTAGAAACATGATTATCTTCTACAATAAAATATAATGGTAATCCAAAGTTTCTGGCGTACTTATGAACTTCATAGAATATACCACTTTCAAACGACATATCACCAATAAAGCACCACACCTTGTCATTCCCGCCGTCACGCTTGATAGCCGTGGCTACACCTAGAGCGATAGAAAGAGTTCCTCCGACTATGGCAGAAGAATAAAACTTTTCATCTATATTACATAGCGTAATTGATTTACCTTGAAGAATTTCCGATTCAATCCACTCTGGTGAGATTCCTTTGAGTAGGGCATGATAGTGTGAACGCCATGTTGAGAATACCCAATCAGTTGTTTTAATACGTTTGAAAATATCTATAAGCTGACTTTCGTTTCCATTCGAAAGATGAACAGGACCACGAATCTTACCATCTTCCCAATGCTGTACAATTTTATCTTCAAATAAAATTAAATCGTCGGTTGTATGTAAAATGTCTCTGACTACTGGATATTTTTCTAAATTAGTAACCATAATATTCCTCTAAATGCTTTATTATTTTTTCTGAAACTACTTCGTGGCCACGTTCAGAAATATGATAATCAACGAACGGGTTATTAGGTAAATCGCATATTCTTAATTTATTACTACTGATAAATGACAGTAAACTTTCATGTTCAAATGGTATCGTATATTTGTTTGCTACCACTGGTTCTCCGTCTGTGTCCCCTAACAACCAAACAAAATCTATATTTTTATTTTTTAAATACTGACTGTACACATCTATATTTTGTAATAATTTTGCGTATTCAATTTTTGCGTTATAAAAATGTTTTATGTATAGTTCATAGTATTGTTGAATATAATCGGGACCATACAATCCATTAACCGTCTGAAATTGCTTATTATCTTCAAGGTATAATAGTAATCTAGATAATATAGTTGTTTGTATTGTTACTAATAATCCAGTTCCATCAAAAATATTTTTTGTATTTTCATACAAAGTTTTGAAAATTAATTCATTTGATGCACGAGAAATACTTTTATTTGTGTGAACGCATTTTAATTGTTTTGCTAAAACCGCTGGATATGCGTGGTCCGACATATATGTTTTTAGTGTACTTTTTCCTATATTACAATTACCTTTTACATATCTATAATGTTCTGGTGAGTCCAGCCCACCACCTTCGGTAAAACTACATCCGAAAGATAATACATGATTGTACCTTTTCATTATGAATCACGTTTTTGTAATATTGGGGTAGAGGTTGGCCATTCCATACCAAACTTGGGGTCATTCCATTTGATAACTAATTGTTTATCTACGTCAACAAAATCACCGTCATAAAATAAATTATAACTAAATATACAGTCAGTTAATGCATAATGGCCATTAGCGAACCCAGGTGGGACAAGTACTTGCATTTTATTGGCTTCTGAGATTATATATGATTCCCATTTTCCGTAGGTAAATGAATCTTCCCGAACATCCAGTACCACTAAATAAATGTCACCTACTAGCGCCTGAACCATTTTCCAAGTTTTATGGTCATAATGTAGTCCCCGCAATACACCTTTATACGACCGAGAATGTCTATCGTGTATTACGGGGTCGGTCATATAACTAATATAATCCTTCATCGGATGGAACTTAGAATGATAGCTGGTCCAGATTTCCCCGCGAAATTCTTGATATGATGTAGGAGAAAACATAGGAACTTCGTCACCAAATACTTTTGATGGACGAACCTCAAAGTCATTCCAGCGAGTATATTTATAGTTCATATTAGAGATTGTTTGCGTATCCCAATGGAAATCCGTTTCTAAATTCAGATGACATTCTAGGAACAATCATTCTATATGTGTTAATAAGTTCCACGATACCATCATCAATACTATATTGTGGACGCCATCCGGTTGCTTCAATCTTTTCGTTAGATACGATGTAATCCCGCTTGTCTGGGTCTTCGTAATAATCAGAAACACTTATAGCAAAATCTGGAACATATTTTTTAATCAGATTAACTAATTCCAACTTTGACAAGTTAGCATCAGATAATCCTACATTGAATACTTCGTTCTTATGTGTGTCATAATTTGCTAACATAAATGAAAATACATTTGCCACATCTTCAATATGAATGTAATTTCTCTTGAAGTGTGGTTCAAACAATACAATATATTTGTCAGTTATGGCTTTATACACGAATTCATTCACCAGCAAATCGGTTCTCATTCGTGGGGATGGACCAAATACAGTAGCGAGTCTAAAGCATATAGCATCACTATTCTGTAATAAGAATCGTTCTGCGTTTACCTTAGTTACTCCATAGTGAGAAATAGGATTGAGTGGACTAGTTTCTTTACAAACCTGTCCACCCTCTGCCACTCCATATCCACTATTAGTATTTGGGAATAGTATCTTAGCTTTACCATCTGCAAACTTAACCACATCAACGATTTGTTCGTAATTCAGTTGCGTTGCGGTAAGAGGGTCAGCATCGCACGCTGGAAATCCTACTCTTGCTGCTAGCGGGATGATTACATCGTGTGATTCTATTAATTTTTTAAGGATGGTTTTATTTCTAGCATCACCGTAAATAAAAGTAAAGTTTTTATTTTTGACATACGGAAGCAGCGATAGCTGGTTAAACTCCAAAGAGTCTAACACAGTCACCGCGTATCCGTCATTAAGTAGCTTGTTGGTGATTATAGAACCTAAATAACCAGCACCACCAGTTAATAATACTTTCACTTTAGAACCCCCAATGCTCCCTTCGCATTGCGTACATATCGATTGGTTCACGCTTCATTTGATTTCCAGAAGCGAAAGGTGCTCCCTTCTTCAAATAACCGCCGATGAAGTTACGGCGCATTCTATTTGATACATTTGGTTCAGAGCCATGGACAACGTGGGAGTGAAGAAGAGTCATCGTTCCCTTTCGTTGGAAACCTTCAATCTTTCGGAACCCATGTCCTTCTGGCATTACACAAGGCTTACCGCGTTCATTGTGCCAGAATGCTGGATTGGTCTTTGTCCGTTCTTCATCAACTTCGATTGGAAGTACTGGGAGAAGATGCGAACCTTCGTAATTCCATACCGCACCATTCACAGGGTCATGGTTATCTAGTGCAATAGCCACATTGATGATTTCATTTGGGCCACACTTAGTATAGAATGCGTTTTGATGCATATCCCGTCCGAGCTGTCCGGGTGGCTTGAAATATCCCCAACTTTGCATACCGATGATTTCTGTTCCCATTAAGAATTCTGATGCTTCAAGAATCTTTGGGTGTGAATACAACTTTGCTAATTTAGGAGATAACTTGTGTGGATATGAGAATGGATCCCATTCTCCCCAAACCTTTCCATCGGGTGAAGTAGTTCCTGTTCTTGCACGGCGAAGTGTATCCATTTCTTCGTTTATTTCGTCTACTTCTTCTTCGGTCAAAAGTTCCAAATTAACGAAACCAATGTACCGCCATGCGAATAACATTTGCTGTTGTTCTTCTGTCGTTATATACTTCCATTCTTTCATAACACTTACCCTCCTTAAAGGTTAATTAATTATAATACTTTTTTGTAAATATGTCAAGGGGTTACTCTCTTTCAATATCCAATGTAATACAGTGAGGACCGCCGCTTAATGTTCTTGCGTGGCGTAATTTAACTGGTATTGACTCAATTCCAAACTTTTTTAACATTTTCATTAACATAATCTGGTGTTCTTCTACCATAACCAGTTTTTCATTAATAGACAAAATATTCATACCTAACCACGGTGACGCCGGACACCAATCTGACATAACTTGAGTCGGATATGGTTCCGATGCATTTAATACATCCCATCTTCTTAGAAAATCTGGCATGTTGTTTACATTAACTCTAGCTGGGTTTGTCAATACCAACCCCTCTCGTAAGAAAACAAACGTGGTGTCTATATGAATATATGCGTATATATTCTCTGCAAGATGTACTCTATAGTGTTCTGATATGTTGTCGTGTAACCAATTTTGTAAATATTCAGCTCCAGCCTTGTTTCCAGTATTTGATACCAAGTATAATAAATCATAGTTTGCTTTAAGTACGTTTGCTGCATCAAATACGGGCTCAGTATTCATCAACGTACTTCTCGACAAATCACTACGGTCATATAAGCTATCATCTGCAACTGGTTTTGGAAAGGTTACCCAACTTTCCGGCGTAAATAGTTGTCTGTATTTGTCCGCTTCATCTCTTCGTTGACGTAATGTCATAGGAGTAGCTATAACTTTATCTTTAATTACCAACATAGAATCCCGTGGACAATAATCATAATACGAGTCATTAAATGGTCTATTTTTCGGAATAGAGGGTGGACGATATACCTCGACTCCCAATCCAGTTAAAATTTGTTCTATCTGCATTAAGTCTTGTTGTGTTTCTTCTAAGACTTGTAATGGATATGAACCAGTTGGTATTGTAGAAAACTCTTCATCAGTATAATGAGCGTAATCTACACAATGCAGTCCTTTATCCTTCGTAGTAGGAATTTGCGCACCGAAAGAACTTCCCAGTATTATTTTTTTAAGTTGTCCCCATTCATTATTTACATTAGGTGTTAACATCCAAGACCTCAAACAGATTTTTAGTGAAAAAATTTTTCATCAAGTCATCATTTTCATATTGTATAAACAACTCTTGATTATATATTAAAATATCTTCAAAAATAGAATGATACCAATTATGAATTTCTTCTAATGGCAATTTTGCTAATCTTTCTATTTCATTTATTATCATTTTAAATCGTTTTGCATTATTTCTTTCTTCATCATAACTTTCATCTATAAATGGAGAAAATGTTTTAAATCCTAACTTTTTAATTTCTTTTAATCCATTTGCTGGTCCAAGAAAAATGAACGGTTGGAGATGGCCGATGGGTTTCCATGTCTTTTCAGAAAAATATCCACCATTTTCAAAAAAATTAGTTTCCGAAGTTATGTGTATGTATGATTGCTGATAAATTCGTTTATCTTCAAAATTAAATCCCCACACATCTTGTAAATTTTTAAAATCTAGCGTACTAACCGGAGCTGTCATCTTTAATTTTTTGTATTCTTCTTCTACTAATTCAAATGGAAATTCATTTTTAAGATGGTCGGTTGTATACATTGATTTTTCTAATTCAAACACTTCCATATTGTTTAAATCATAAGAAATATAAAACTCGTTTAGCAAATTCAAATGGCTGCATAGTAATATAGAGTATAACCTATGCGGTCTTAATCTTCTATTCAACATTAAAAATCGTTTTTGTCTAACAATTTTGTCTGTAACTTCTTCTTTTGTTACGACTGTACATTTGTTTTTATTGTGATTAAATACCGTGGCCTCGTTGTTTAATATTTTTTTAAACTCCTTTGCCTTGTCTCTCAATGACCATGTGTGATACAAAATCTTGATTTTGGATATGTTTGAACTTACATCTGGTCTGTTTTTATATCCTTGATACCAAGCATCGAAACTCATTTTTATATCATAATCAGATATACAGAATATTATTTTTTCGAACGGAATATTGAATTCTTCTGCATCTTTATATATTACTTCAAAAAAATTAGTATCCAACGTACCTTCGTTGGAATAATTTATAAATAAGTAGAAATTTTCTAAAGTTCTAATTAAGTATTTTGTTTTCTCTGGTATGAAAAAGAAAAATGACCTGTTCTGGTGTAAACTATGGTTTATTCCAAACGCACAACTAGCTCCACCAAATGGAGATATAGGATATAGATACACACCATCGGTTTTATGATTATTTGCAAATACATCATATGTGGATAGTTCTTCCTTTACTGCATACGAGATAGTACCTTGTCCAATCCATACAGAGACACCATCGTAATATTTTTTTTGTAAATCGGCTATGATGTCGTGGTATTTGTTGAAATCCTTTTCAATATAAGAATAAAAATAATCAAAATTCAAACCGTTTTCCAACTCACCATACGGTGTTATATAATCATGCACTAAAAAAATGTCTTTCATAAATTTATAGTATCTAAAAACTTGTTACCAACAAAATTATCTTTTGCCATTTTAGCTAACAAATTTCTGTTGTGGACTAATTTTGGATATACAGAGTTATATAACTTATGTACATCTTCCAATGTCATATTACTTATACGCTTTATATTTTCTACAATCATTGATAAACGTTCATCTTCGTTCTCAATTAAATCATAACTTTCATCAAAAAATTCTGGGAAAGTTTTAAATCCTAGTTTACGTAGTTCTGACAACGTGTTTGGATTACCATAAACTATAAACGGATGAAAATATATCATAGGTCTTACTACCTTTTCTGTAATAAACACCGGACCTGTTTCTATACAACTTTCTGCTACTATCGAGAAGTAAGTATCATTCCACATTTCTTTTTTTGTGAAATAATTGTGCATACCCGCAACATAATCTGCGTTTTCATAATCTATCACAAATGGATACTTTTCTTTTATATTAGTTTTATAATCTATATTTTCTGGTTTTTCGCAGAATCTATTAAATTCGTCGGACCTTAATAAAGACGACAATCCTTTATCAAATATTCCTTCTTGTATTAATTTTAATATTAATTTGGGTCTATGCAGTCTACCACTATTTCTGTTCATACATAAGAAGTGTTTATTGCGTAGATTACTTGATGGAGACATATCCAAGGAATACTCCATATCATGTTCTACTATCTTATCTACTAGATAGTTTTTAGTGGTGTTTTCATACCGTACAATATTTTTACCAGGTTCACCACTAATGTAAAAGTTAATGGACTCACAAATCATAAATGAATATAATTGTGACTTTTTTAAATAATTTTCATAAATTTCTTTTATGTTAGAAGTATTAGTTATAAAAATTATTTTGTTTTTATTAAATTTATGCTTATCAACAAACGTGTGAATAGATTTAAAAAATTTATCTGGGTACTGAAACCCGCCTTCTTTATTATCAATAAACACCAATTTTACTCTATCATGCTTTTTAAGTAATGAAAACGCCGAACTAGTAAACATATCATCAAAGTCTAATCCAGATATGTACTCGACAATAGATTGGTCATGTGTACTAGTTATTGCAAAAATATTATAATCATTTTTAAGTTCTGCTTCACTTAAATCTTTAAGTAATACTCTACGTATATCTTTATATGGTTCAAAGTAATCTGATATGATATCAAAAATATCATATGCTGGTGATGACACTCTAAACTTAGGAGCATTCACGCTTCTAATAGTAGCGTGGTCTACTCCTATTAATACTTCATTAATTTCACTAAAGATTATTGGAAGATCTGTTTTTTGATATCCCAGCGGTAATACGCCGTTCGGTGTTATAAACTCATACAAAAAATTTATTCTCTTCATCTCAAATCTTACAGAAACGGTAAAAATCTTCTAATTCTGGAAAGGTTTGTGTGAAATTTGTTCCTCTACGCTTATCATATTCATCAATGAATAGGCCAAAGTTTCTTCTCTGTTCTATGTTTTCTGGTTTATTAACTCCCATTTGTTTAGAAACTAAATAATACAACCGTTCCATTCTGTGAATTTCATGTTCAAAGAATCCCTTGGTAGCCAACGGATACCATCTGCCAAATTCTTGATTTCTATACATGAAAGTTACACACTCTCCAATATAATCAAGATAATTCTCAGTTAACACCCATGCTGCTAAAAAGTCTGGATGTCTTAGGTATGGTACGTCTACTGCTAATGGTATTTGTCTCTTTGTTTGATGTGAATAACGTAATTTCAATTCCAACATATCCTTTAAGAAATCTAAGTAAGAAGTAACAGACAATAAATTAAACGTACTCATCATAGTGACTTTACTATCGGGCACTTCGCTTAAAACTCTGTCCACATTACCTAACCAGTAATCGTAGTTTAAACCAAAACGAATATATTCTGCTCGTTTGCCGTGAGCTTCATTACTAGTAAATAGCTTAAATTCCTTGACAGCCTTTTTGTCTTGTATGATTGCAATTTTTTCAATAAATTTATCTACAATTTCCTTAGGTGCACCCAAATTACTGTTGATGTTAAATTCCATCTGTGGTTGTGGGTTGTCAATTAAGAAGTCAAGAACTTTAAATGTATTCTTACTTAGTAGTGGTTCCCCACCAGTAATTCTAAACGTATGGAGGTGACGTACAGCATCAGGCCACCACTTCCAGAACGCATCAATATAAGGATTTTCTTCAGACTGTAAAATAGGTAATCCTTTACCACGTTCTAAGTGATCTATGTTATTAAAGACCATAGTTGGTAATTTATATGGACCGTGTTGTTTAATTTCTTGCATCCACGTAGTAGAATACAGCGGAGAACAGTACGCACACTTAAAATTACAAGTAGTATCGAAATCAACTTCCATATATGATGGATTTATATTGGTGCTCCACGGCATATTTTTAACTTGGTCATAGTGCGGAGCAGCCCAATTTTCAGAACTCTTCACAATTCTGTCACTATATACATCCCCATCCGTATCACCACGTGGATTATCTTCTACTCTCCAACAATAATCACATTCGTCTGGACGTTCTCCATTTAACATCTGCTTTCTTAATTCTTTTTTATACTGTGTGTTATGTAAAGCAGATGGATTATTTTCTAATTCTTCTAAAGGAATTAAATGAACCCTAGGATGGTGGCAGCTATGAGTCGTTCCGTTACCTAAATGAATTGTAACTTGTTGCCACTTTGCTAAACACATTGTTGAACTAATAACGTCCAGTTTTCTTTTTGTGCTTCTAAATAACTCCGATGCGCTCATATTATTTATATCCTATTGTCATAAATCTGTGAAATGGTTTACCTACACCCGGACATTCTATTTTATCTGAATATATTATAGTTCTTAATAAACTAACTCTATTAAACTCATCTAATGATTCTGTAGTTCTTATATGGTCTTCGCATTCATGAAAATCATTTCCTTGAACAACAATAGGTACATTTTCTGGTAATCCTGAAAACCACTCATTGTATTTTTCTTCCGTAACGTGTTCTGTACTAGTATTGATTATCAACTTGGCATCGACATATTTGTTGAACTTTGCCATATCATTTGTTATAAATTGTATTCTAGAATCATCGTTTGAAAGTAGTTTACCATACTTTATACAACTATCATCTATATCTACATTATATACTATAGTAGGAAAATTATCTACTATCAATTGTGATAATATTCCATACCATCCGCCAATTACATAAACTCGTCCAGTTAATGCAGGCAAATGCTTTTTTATAGAATTCACTAACCAACATTTACTACGTATTTGACTTTCCCAAAAATTTTCAAGTATTCTATAACGTGCACCAGGAGGACATTCACGTATTGTTGTCATCCATTGAATAACGCGTGATGACTTTATCATTAACGTATCGTTGATAGTTGATATAGGAATTAAATTGTTTGGATTTATTGTCATTGTCAATCATGCAACTCTTCAAACTTTTCTTGTAACCAATTCCAATCCACAGTTTTTTGTAATTCATCTGGATTCTTTACATACTGTTCTGCGTACTGTATACCGTCTTCCGTACCCTTTAATACCCAGTTAGCGTTTGGACCTTCAGCAAAGGCAGTCCACCGTTGTAACCACAGATGTGCATCTGGAGTGTGTGTCATAGATAACTTAACTGCTTCACGGAACGCAGTTCTCCATGCTTCGAACGGAGATGTTGCAAAGTGTGCTTCACTGACTGTCATTGGAATAGTAACGGTCTTACTAAATTGTGTGAAATCCAATCCAAAGTTTTTTGGAGTATTCAGTACAAGATTGCTATTATAACAGACGATACCCATATGTCCATATTCCAAACGATTACTCATATTCTTTGCATGAAATATAATGTGAGCATCTGTAACCGTTTCAACCGGATAATTAAATACATTTAAATCAGTTATGTAATTTTTGCCAGTGATTACAAAGAATTGCTTTGCGTCCCTAGCTAAATCAACACAACGATGAAACATCTTTCTTCGTCCATTTATTCCATCTATACGAATTGCATGTGGATATAAGTTAGTTAAATGCTTCCAATTTTCATCTGCATTACTTTCCCCATTACTGACGAAAAATACAGGAACAGTTTTGTCTTTTGGTCTTTTTGCAGTCGGCACAGTTCGTATTGCAGATGCGGGATTAACTTCGACAATCATCTTTTCTGACCATTGCCATGGGTCATCACTTTCTTGTTTCATCTTTTCAATAATCTTCCGTTCTCCCGCCCACCCTGCAATAAACACTTGCTCGTTATCTTTACGAACGACAAATAATACAGGACCAGAAATGTGCTCCCAAGAAACACTATTAATACAACGATATAATTTCTTTTCAGCTAACGGTTGGTCTACAATCTGAACATAATCAAATACTGATAATTCTTTTTCTCCTGCTTGTGCCCAACCATCTGCGTCCTTTACAGTTTCCATATAGTCAGTAAACCAACCCAAACTACGTACCCACGGTTTAATTTCTACTACCCAATATTTTTTAAATAAATCACTATGTGCTAACCACGACTCATTATTCAGCATTTTTCTTTACCTTTTTTGTATGTCTCTTAATTCGTTGTTCTTCATTAGTAGCAATACTTGGCCCAAACGCCCATTGTCCTACATGGCGAACTTGGAAACTGAGATTCATATCTACGAGTATCTTATATCCTGCTTTGCGCAATTTACTCTGGAAAAAGAAATCTTCCCCGTGCCATTCTTTGTCCTTATATTCAAAGGCAAAATATGGAGGAACCAGCTTGTTCAGTACTTCGGTTTTCATCATCATACATCCCATACCCACACCTTCCACTTCTTGCAGTTCTTGGTCACCCTCTAGTGGTAACCAGTTTTCCCAGTTTCCTCGTTCTGGATATGCGACTGTTTGAAGTGGGACCGACCGTTTCATATAGTTGGAACATACGATATCAACATTATGTCCCATTAAACGCATCGCGGTGGTGCTTGGGAACATCATATCCGAGTCCAACCACAGAGCATAATCTGCTTTCATCGCTAATGCTTGCTGTGCCAATCTTTCTCGTTGTGTGAGTAAAATCGTACTTTGGTCATAAATGACATGAACATCTATTCCTGCCATCGTCGTAGTCTTGACCAACTCAACTAAGGACGCAGTGAATAAACTATATACAGATTCTCTGCATGGAATAAGAATCGCTAATTTTGTAGGTCTAGTTTGCCAAATCGTCAAGTCGTAGATGTTCTTCATAGCCCGGCGACTCCGGATGCTAATGTTGCTGCTTGGCTGGTGATTTCACGAATCATAGTGACAATTTCTTGTACTCGTTTGACAAAGAGTTGATAATCTGCCAATGGAAACTGTGTGACAGTATTTAATGTATCGATACTGTACTTATCAAAGATGAGTATTTCCATAGCCCCTTGACGTGACCACTTTTCAATTAACGCAAATCGTGTCGTTTGCGTTTCACCGTTTAATAAATTCAATAAATGTTGTGGATTATATTGGGCGAGAATACCTTCTAAAAATTTAATTCGTTCTGGCCATTCGTCTTTCTCTTTCAGATATTGTAATTCATACAATAGTTCTGCCAAAACTTTTTTGTCATACCCAATAGAAACCCATCGGACATACTTTTCTTCGTATTCCGATGGGTTAGTATTTACTGCTGCCAATAATGTTTCGAATGTTATTTCACTCATAAAAGTAACCCCTTATTAGATAACCGTATTTAAATATATATTATACTACTAAACTTGTCAAGTCCCAGTATTAATAATTATTTGGTGTGGTTCTGCCACCGAAATCAATAGACAAACGAATTTGACCAGTAGTAATACCAATTTGAGCACCTAGATTGGCACGCAGTGCGACTTGTCCCGAAAGGCCGTATGCGTTTCGCACCCGCCCCATCGCAATTTCCGAACCGGTTGCTGGTATTATACCCATACCGTACTCCCGTTAACCTTTATTATTTGTTTCAAGAATCGTAATTCTTTCTTGTAATTTGTCAATAGTGCCTTGTTGTTCTTTAATTGCTTCAATTAATAATGCAGTAAGCCGTTCGTAACGCACGGTTAGGTATTCATTATTAACAGGAGCTGGTGCAACGACTTCTGGAAGTATTTCTTGTATTTCTTGTGCACTGACACCGACTTGCATTGCATCTTTATTGAATCCTAGTGACTTAGCCACTTCGTTTTCTGTGAAGTAGTACCCATTAATTGATAATACTTTCTTGACCGCATCTTGAATAGTTCCATGAAAATTCTTTAATCGTGCATCCGATGCGTATGCGGTAATTTCATTAGTTGCGCGGATTTCACCACCAGTCCATCCCGTAGTTGGTTGAGAACCCACACCAAGTGCCGCATTAACATACACACCAAATGAATCCATATGGGCGCGTTGACCATCTTGTGTGATGAATTTTAAGGCCGAGCCAGCTGAACCTTGGATATATCTATCTAGACCCGTGAAATATATTCTGGAATCGTCATTACCAGAGTTTAAGTAAATATTTGGACTGTCACCAGATACAGTAAGTCTTGGTGAACTATATGTTAGTCCTGTGTTACTTGTGAGTGTTGTAGCTCCAGAGAATATTGCTACTCTGTCAGCGGAACCACCACTAATAGTTCCAGCGCCAGAAGTACCTGCTGTACCAGAACTACCACTGGTTCCTGCCGCACCCGTTGCTCCTGTTGCTCCGTTTGCTCCTGATGTACCAGAACTACCGCCGGTTCCGGCTGTTCCCGAACTACCTGATGTACCTGTAGTTCCAGAAGAACCAGATGTTCCTGAACTACCACTGGTTCCCGAACTACCTGATGTACCTGCTGCACCAGATGTTCCTGAACTACCAGATGTTCCCGCTGTTCCACTACTACCAGATGTACCCGTGGTACCAGAACTGCCGCCTGTACCCGATGAGCCAGCGGTTCCACTACTTCCTGCGGTTCCAGATGTTCCAGAGGAACCTGCTGTACCTGCTGGAGTTAATGCGAATGATGCGGTACCAAAGAATCCAACGCCATTTACAATCGAACTTGTGAATGAGGAAGCTGATACGGTACCTGCGACAGTAATTTGTGACCCATTATCAGTGATAATAGAATCACTAAGATGTTCTGCATTTTGACTCTTTGGAATTCTATTTGTAGTTAAAGTAAGTTCATTACCAACACTATCAAATGTTTGTGGGCCCATCATAAATACAGATGAGGTAACTCCTGCACCTGCTGCTTGTTGATGAATGAATATCCATTCGTCCTTGAGAGAATCAAAGAATATTGAACCACTTACTTTTGGTGATGAACCAGAGTCAATTACCGATAGACCACCGAATCTTGTACCAGGAGATAATGTATTAACGGTAATAACATTGGTACCAATATCTAAGGTACTTTGAGAAACAAAACTAATAGAAGATGTACCGAGTACCGTCAAGTTACTAGTAATAATTGCGGACCCCGTAACTCGTAAGGTACTTCCGTCAAATGTTAAGTTGCTTTCTACGGTTGCGTTTGGTGCAGAGCCATTAAGTGTGATTAATCCGTTGTCGGTGGTGCCTGTAAGAGTGAGTGTTCCACTAGTACCTGAACTACCGGCTGTTCCACTACTTCCTGCGGTTCCAGATGACCCGCTTGTGCCAGTGCTTCCAGAACTTCCACTGGTACCCGAAGAACCAGAAGTTCCGCTACTACCAGATGTTCCGGTAGAACCTGATGAGCCGCTCGTGCCAGTAGAACCGCTACTTCCTGATGTACCTGTACTTCCTGAAGAGCCTGTTGTACCAGATGATCCTGAGGTTCCACTACTACCGGCTGTTCCAGAACTACCTGATGTTCCACTGGTACCTGTACTTCCACTACTTCCTGCTGTACCCGATGAGCCACTGGTTCCAGAAGAACCAGATGTACCCGAACTACCAGCAGTACCTGCGGGAGTTAATGCAAAGTCTGCATAACTCGCGGTGCCAAATAGTGAACCAGTAAAAGAGCCAGTAAATGAACCAGTATTGATTTGTGCAGAACTACTAACCGCGCCCGCGGGTAGTAAACTGGTAATCTGCGCCGAACTAGAAACTACCCCACCACTTAAAGCATGTGTAGGAATACTTCCGCTCTTAATCAATACACCGGTAAGTCTAGTTATCGCCATTTATAATCTCTAAAAATGAGTTATCTGATATAAATATAAAGAAACCTCTAATAAAACCATTTTTTTACCTCTATATTAGTGCTATTCTAATACCTTTTACCAAGATATTTGACGAGGACGGAGGTGCGGAAACGAATGTGAGTTGATTCGTAGATACTGTATAATCTTCCGTCAATGTATTTACCAATCCATCAATCGACACCGTTAGTATTGCCGGCGAATACGATTGGGATAGTGTGTATATAGTAGTGGTCCCGTCCCCCACTAATGCATGGTTATCAGCCACTATACTAATTTGTGAAGAAGCTGAGACTACACCAGATGGTAACCCGCTTGGTTGTACATATGACGCACTAGTTGCGAAACTTGCACTAGCAATATTACCAAAGAATGACCCACTAAATGACCCCGTAACATTTGTTGCGGTGTTTATTAGCGCCGAAACGAATATTGTTGATGAAGATGGTGGTGCTGAGGTAAATACTACATTGTTTCCAGACATAGTGAAATCGTCTGGAGCATTAAATCTTAATCCATCCACTGTAACAATTAATGATTTTGCTGGATAACTAGCTCCCAGTGAATATGATGTGGTGGTACCATCTCCAACAAATGAAGATTCAATTACATTCAGTGCGGCGTTTACATTGGTTAATCCACTACCATCGCCAACAAATGACCCAGAGATATTACTACCCGATACATACAATGAACCCGTAATAACTGCACTACCACTGAATGGGAAACCAGCTCCACCAGCATTTAGTGCGAATGATGCGGTGGTTGCATGTGACGAAGATACTGCTACACTACTGGTACCAAAGAATCCTACTGCGTTAGAAATAGAACTGGTATATGATGACGCTGAGACATTACCCGCAATTTGTAATCTGTTTACTGGACTGGTTGTACCGACACCAATGTTACCATTGATATCAACTGCCAATCGCATTGCTGCTGCATTGTGGTCAAATAGGAAGAATTCGTTTGCTACACCGTATGTAGTTTCACTTGCGTTACCAACACCAATGCCATAAGCACGACCAGTACCGTTGATATACAATTGTGTATATGCTGCAGCAGTACTTCCACTAATTGCTGCTTGATAATTACCACTACCGATAGCGGTTAATAAATTTCCATCAAAGGTTAGATTACTTTCGACCGAGGCGTTTGGGGCAGACCCGTTTAAGGTAATTAAACCATTATCTTTAGTACCAGTTAATGTTAATGTACCCGAAGTACCACTACTTCCCGTGGTACCACTAGACCCGGTTGTACCAGAACTTCCTGAAGAGCCACTGGTACCAGAACTTCCAGATGTGCCCGTAGTTCCAGAAGAACCCGAGGTACCCGATGAACCAGTGCTTCCAGAAGAACCTGATGTACCAGTGGTTCCAGATGAGCCTGAGGTACCTGTAGATCCTGAGCTACCTGATGTGCCAGATGATCCGGATGTACCTGATGAACCGCTTGTTCCCGTAGAACCAGAACTACCAGAGGTACCTGAACTACCGCTGGTGCCTGATGTACCTGCGCTACCAGAAGTACCCGATGTTCCAGAAGTTGCTGCTGTATACGAGGTACCATTTATAGTTAACGAACCGGTAATTGCTAGCGAACCAGTTCTTTGGTGAACATCATCAAAACTATCACCAAATTTTGTAGAACCAGATTCAAAGATAATAGATGATGTTACGAATTGTGTTTCTAAATATCTAATTGATGCTGTACCATTAACTCTTAAAGCACTTGCAGTAAGAGGACCAGTAACTACTAGTGAATTACCATCATAGGTAAGATTTGCACTTCCTGTGAGTGATGTTTCTCCTGAGTAGAATGCAACTCTGTTGGCTGCTCCGCCACTAATGGTTCCTGCCCCAGAAGTACCAGAACTACCAGCTGTTCCAGAAGATCCAGATGTTCCAGTACTACCGCTACTTCCAGATGTACCTGTACTACCAGAAGAACCGCTTGTTCCTGTGGAGCCTGAACTACCACTGGTTCCCGTAGTTCCACTACTTCCTGATGAGCCCGACGTACCAGAACTGCCTGATGTTCCTGAACTACCAGAGGTACCGGAACTACCGTTTGCTCCAGAAGTACCCGAACTACCGCTGGTTCCCGTAGTTCCACTACTTCCTGATGAGCCAGAAGTGCCAGATGAACCATTTGCTCCAGAAGTACCAGAACTACCTGCGGTTCCAGATGTACCTGCGCTACCACTAGTTCCTGCCGAACCAGAAGTTCCTGCGCTGCCACTAGTTCCAGTAGTTCCCGAACTACCAGCTGTTCCACTGGTTCCAGAACTTCCCCCTGCTCCAGATGTACCCGAACTTCCAGAAGTACCTGTTGTTCCTGAGCTTCCTGATGTTCCCGTACTTCCAGACGAGCCAGAGGTTCCCGCACTACCACTGCTACCAGAGGTTCCTGTACTACCTGATGAACCTGATGTGCCAGAGCTACCAGATGTTCCACTACTACCCGCAGTTCCCGCAGGAGTTAATGCATAAGATGCGGTGCCAAAGAAGCCAACTCCGTTTGAAATAGAACTTGTAAATGAGGATGCAGATACCGACCCACTAACAGTTATTTGCGACCCATTATCCGTAATGATGGAGTCTGAGAGATGTTCTGAGTTATTACTCTTTGGAATTCTATTTGTACTTAAATTCGTTTCGTTCCCAACATCATTAAAGGTTTGCGGGCCCATTAATAATACGGATGATGTAGTACCTGCCCCTGCTACTTGTTGATGAATGAATATCCATTGGTCATTAATGGAATCAAATAATAACGAACCACTAACTTTTGGTGATGATCCTGAATCAATAACAGCTAATCCTCCAAAACGGAATTCAGGATTGAGTGCATTAACTGTGATTAAATTGGTACCGATATTTAATTGACTTTGGGTAAGATATCCAATTGATGATGACCCAAGAACTGTGAGGTTACCTGTAATTGTAGTGGAACCGGATATAACTTCATTACCAACCACTGTTAAGGTACTGCCGTCAAATGTTAAGTTGCTTTCTACGGTTGCGTTTGGTGCGGTTCCATTTAATGTAATTAATCCATTATCAGTGGTGCCTGTGAGCGTTAATGTACCTGATGTTCCTGAGCTACCGGTAGTACCACTTGTTCCTGCTGATCCGCTTGTACCAGTACTTCCCGAACTTCCACTGGTTCCAGATGAACCTGTTGATCCGGATGAACCTGAAGTTCCTGTACTACCGCTACTACCGGATGTTCCTGTTGAGCCGCTACTACCAGAAGTTCCAGTTGAACCGCTTGACCCTGAGGTGCCCGTTGACCCAGAAGAACCACTTGTTCCACTACTACCAGCTGTTCCTGCGCTTCCAGAGGTTCCCGTACTACCGCTACTACCAGCGGTACCTGATGTACCGGCGCTTCCTGAAGTACCCGAACTACCGGAAGAACCTGAAGTTCCTGCACTACCACTAGTTCCTGTTGTGCCCGAACTACCAGAGGTTCCGCTACTTCCATTTTCTCCCGAAGTTCCACTACTTCCACTAGTTCCTGTTGTTCCTGAAGAACCAGAACTGCCTGATGTTCCTGAACTGCCTGAGGTTCCGGTACTGCCTGATGAACCAGATGTTCCAGAAGTACCACTACTTCCTGATGTGCCCGCGCTTCCTGCAGTACCTGATGTTCCAGAAGTTGCTGCGGTATACGAAGTTCCGTTTATTACAAGTGAGCCAGTAATTTCTAGTGAACCAGTGCGTTGATGTACATCATCAAAGCTGTCACCAAACTTAGTAGAACCACTTTCATAGATAACTGAAGCGGTTACAAATTGTGTTTCTAAATATCGTAATGATGCAGTACCATTAACTCGTATAGTACTTGCTGTGATTGCTCCTGTAACTACTAACGAATTACCATCAAAGGTAAGATTACTTTCTACGGTTGCATTTGGAGCTGAACCATTGAGAGTAATCAATCCATTATCTGTGGTACCCGTTAATGTAAGCGTACCACTTGTTCCAGAAGAACCAGCAGTCCCACTTGAACCAGAAGTACCAGATGTGCCTGAACTACCCGATGTACCGGTTGAACCCGAGCTACCAGAGGTACCCGTGCTACCACTACTACCAGACGTTCCTGTACTTCCCGAGCTACCTGAGGTTCCCGTAGAACCAGAACTACCAGAGGTTCCTGATGAACCTGATGTTCCTGAAGTACCATCTATACCACTTGATCCAGATGAACCAGACGTTCCTGTTGAACCGGAACTACCCGAAGTTCCTGTGCTACCTGATGAACCCGAGGTGCCTGTACTTCCAGAACTACCCGATGTACCCGACGTTCCCGAACTACCAGAAGTTCCTGATGGGGTTAGTGCAAAACTAGCGGTTTCTGCATAACTTGCACTTGTAATTACACCTTGAAATGAACCACTAAATGAACCCGTAGCACCTTGGGTTACATTTATTAAGGCTCTAACTAATATACTTGATTGTGAAGGCGGTGCTTCTACAAATGAAAGAATGTTTGTTGATATACTATAGTCTGTGATACTTGTTTGCGATAATCCATCGACAGAAACAAATAATGAGGACAGTTCATAACTTTGAGATAATACAAAGTTTGAGGTAGAGCCATCACCTTGGAAAGTATGTGTATCAATATTTACTGAACTACTTAAAGTATTTAATCCTGTAATTTGTGACCCGTCACCCTTAAAAAACGATGCAGTCACCGCCTGGGTTACATTAAGTGACCCGGTGATGACTGCACTACCACTGAAGGGGAATCCTGAACCTGCTGCGTTTAACGCAAATGATGCGGTAACTGCTCGACTTGCAGTTCCGAAGAAATCATTTGCGGTAACCGAACCAGATGAAACTATTATACTACCAGTAGGGACAACCAGTCCCTTTCTGGCTATAAATTCATTTGCCATATTTCCCCTTCTTCATTATCCAAAGGTAAGTTTCTATTGTATTACAACCTTTTTACTTATTATCTTATAATGCTCTTACTGCGGTCTTAACTATCCAATTGTCTGAGGTTACCGTTGCCTTCAACCGTGCGGTTGCTGAAGCTAGGTCTACTGAGAGTACTACATCTGCAGTATTTCCTAAGTCGTTGGTAGATACATCGGTAAATTCAACGTTACCTGTACCTGCTTCCCATACTGCGGTCACGGTACCTGCTCTATAGTTACTTTCTTTCTTTACAACATAATCAAAGTATGCTGCGTCAAAACTTCCAGTTGATACCGATGCAATAACTTCTGTACCACTATCAATATCTAGATTACTACCAGAAGTAAAGAGAACACCATGTACAATTGCCCCACCGTTGAATGTAACTTGGTCGGCAGTACTTGCACCTTGTGAAGTAATGTTTGCAAGACCAAATGAATGCGTCCCACCAAGATTGATATTTGCACCGTTGAAATTAATTGGATTGGAACTTACTTCACCACCAATGACGGTAAAGTTTGAACCAGTAAATGATGCAACACCCTTTGTAGTTGTTGTTGCATTACTACCACTGATGGTAATAGTTTGACCACTAACGGTTGCGGTTAGACCATTTGTACCATCTACAGTAAGTGCTTGTGTCTTAAGTGAGACAGTACCCGTACCACCATCTGAACCAGTAAGTGCAAGTTCTGTAACGATACCTGTAAGTTGACTACCATCACCAGAGAATCCTACTGAAGATGTTACTGACCCCGTTACAACCAGTCCAGCTTCAATATGAGTAAGTCGTGATGGGAAATCAACACGGATAGAACTTGATTCTAGTCTACTATCAATGTGGTTTGTGTCTACTGCTACTGGAACACGATTTGCGGTTAATCCAATTTCACTTCCAAGTGAACCACTATTTTTTGGACCACCAATTAAAATAGTAGAATTATAATTTTGGTCGTCAACTTCAGCTATCCAGTGATTATTCAGACTGTCCCAAAGTAGTGAACCAGTACCAAATGTAGAACCAGAATCAATAACGGATAGACCAGCAAATCTTACTAGGTCATCGTCATTTACCGTGATTCTGCTTAAACCGATATTAAGTTGTGAAGATGTAACATATTGGATAGAACTGGATACTGCGGTCAACAATCCAGTAACGGTCAAACTACCAGAGATGTTTACATCCTTAGTGATACCAACACCACCTTGTACAATTAATGCACCATCTGCAAAATTTGTACTGTTGGTAGTGTTACTGATTGTTTGAATACCAGTAAAGGTGTTTGAACCAGTAGTTGCAATGGTTGCAATACCAGTGGTGTTACGAACATCGGTTTGTACAGAACTACTGAATATACCTTCTGTGTTTAACTTAGTCTTGACACCATCGTTAAAGTGAGAAGATGATGTATCAAGTGTGATTGTACGAGTTGTGGTAATGTCACCACCACCACTTAAACCAGAACCTGCTGTGATACTGACTGCAGTGTGGTCGATGTGTTCGTTTGCTACAAAGTTTGTAGTTGCATCGTGGTCAATTTGTATTGAACTACTGACAACATTATCTACGTTTAATTTAGCCTTAACACCACCAGTAAAGTGAGCAGATGATGTATCAAGTGTGACTGTAGTAGTACCACCAAGACTAACTGAACCACCGCCACTTAAACCACTACCTGCACTTACTGTTACTGAACTATTAACAAGAGAACCAGAGATGACACCAGTTGCAGGATTGTATCTAAGATTAATACCACTTGCACCTGTAGTATCAGTGGATGAAATGGTTGCTCTTGCACCAGTTACGAAATGTGCAGATCCAGTATTAAGTTCGACATCTTCTGGGTTTACTGTAATACCACTACCTGCACCAACTGCAAGTGCGGAACCCGCCCCACCAGTTAAACCAGAACCTGCTGCTGATGATGCGATACGAATGGTACCTGCATCTGCTTCAAGTCCAGTTCCTGCAAGTGGTGTAGCGAGTTGACTGACATTGATACGACCATCGGTGCCACCATCTGATAATATTAATTTGTCTGTACCGGCAACTGTGATACCAGTTAGGTCGCTACCAAATCCGTCTATATCAAAACTAAATGTTGTTGCGTTTACATTACCAGTAAACGAACCGGTTATTGAACCAGTTATACTTGTTGCTGCAACATTGTTAACATATGCGGTTCCACTCACATATAAGTCTTTCCATGACTTAGAACCAGACCCAAGGTCAAACGAATTATTAATATCTGGTACGATAGATGAACTAACTTCGGCCAGGAACTTGACGACATCAATATCCGCATTACCGACTGTAAGATTTCCGCCAACGGTAATGTCACCATTGATACTTGCACTTCCAAGTAACTGGAGGTTTGATGCCGTGACATTGTAGCCAGTTGCGTTAATATCACCTTGAACACCTAAAGAGCCTGTTACCTTCGCGCCATTCGCAAGGACTATCAGACCTTTACGTGCAATAAATTCATTTGCCATACGGTTCTCCCAACGGGGTTTTATTGTATATAAATATTAAATACTTCTTTAAGAACTCAAATTTGGAAACAATTTGAATAAACTTTGTACAGTCCAAGCTCCACTGCCTGACCCGTCACTATTGACCCGTAACCGTAATTCATTTGAACTACTTAAAAATCTAAATGTTATATCACTTGTATCCCCGATATCGGTAGTGGAAATATCAGTAAATACAATACTGGCTGTATCTAACCACGATGCCATAATAATACCCATTCTGCATGCGCCTGGTCGTTGGGCGAGGTATTCTACTGTCATTCCTGAGTATTCTGTGGTAGAAATGTAGGGTTGGATATATTCAGTTACCCCAAATATACCTTGATTAATTGAACCCGTGAATATGATTGAAACTGTACCTGCATTTAACTTGTATTCATTAGATTTTACAAATTCCGTTATTGTAGCTGATCCAGTGACTTCTACACTTTGTTTTGCTAAAAGTGGAGTATTTACTGTTACCCGACCGTCGGTATAACTTCCTGATGCTTGAAATTGTACTGGTATGTATGCACTGTTAAATCCACTACCCGATGTAAGAAATATTGCAGGGTCGGTATTACCCGATAAAAATGGATCTATTTGTGATGGGTTCGATGCTAATCCTATTAGTTTACCTTCGGAATTAGCATACATTCCATACTTGTCTAATATTGCAGAACTACTACCGGAAAAGAATAGTATACTTCGTGGTGATAGACTTGCGACTCCACCATCTTGGTCAAGGCTACCACTAATAGTTACTGTGTGCGTGTTCGGATTAAATCCAAAATGTCCTGTCGTATCTGTGGATATACGGGAACCGCTGATAAATACAACAGGAAATCTTCTATTATCTGTTACCGTTGCAAAATTTATAGTTTCTGCGGTTTGTGCATAACTTGCCGATGTTGCAAACTCTGCGAATACACCTGCACCACTAACATATGAAGCAGATGCTGCCATTCCGGCCATATCTGCGTAACTAGTAAACGACCCAGTGACTTGTGTAGTAATTCTACCTGGGACGATGTTTATATTATATTGGTCACCTTCTCTAACAACAACCCGAAGATTTGGAATATCGGTATTGACGATAAAATTACTCATCTATTATCTCGTAGCAGCTGGGCGAACGACAAAGTATCCTTCAAGAACACGACGAGTGATGGAACCACTGGTCATCTTGACATCATACACATACTTACGCTGTGTTAATGCACTTGTATCCGAAGGGCTTAATTCTATATAGAAACTTCCCGAAGTCTGTGGATTTATTTTTGTAATCGTAAATGTAGCAGCAATTTCATCCGTGCTAAAATTTTCACGAACTTGGCCAGTAAATGTATAATTTGTTATATCTAAGTAAGAATCTGTATCTATATTTTCTAGGCTGGTCAATATTTTGAAAGTTTCCCCTTGACCAATGTTGAATTCAGTAATTTCTGCCATAGTCTTCCTCGAAAAAATACACCTTTATATAAGTATCACTAAGTATTGGTATATAACAAAAAACCCCACTTTTTAGGTGGGGTTTTTGCTTTTACTACAATATTAGTAGTTGAGGATGCAGTAGTCTGGTTGGATGGTCAATGAGATGGACATAGGGTCGTCCTTTTCCCAACTCATTTCACCGAATTCAACTTTGGTGATTTGTGCGCCCTTAAGAATCCATTCTTCAACCTTATCACCTACTGGACCAAGAACATTAATGATGATGTCCTTCTTGTAGAATTCTG